ATGAAAACCGCCACTGCGCCGTTACCACCGCTGCGTTCGGTCAAGGTTCTGGACCAGTTGCGTGAGCGCATACGCTACTTGCATTACAGCTTACGAACCGAACAGGCTTATGTCCACTGGGTTCGTGCCTTCATCCGTTTCCACGGTGTGCGTCACCCGGCAACCTTGGGCAGCAGCGAAGTCGAGGCATTTCTGTCCTGGCTGGCGAACGAGCGCAAGGTTTCGGTCTCCACGCATCGTCAGGCATTGGCGGCCTTGCTGTTCTTCTACGGCAAGGTGCTGTGCACGGATCTGCCCTGGCTTCAGGAGATCGGAAGACCTCGGCCGTCGCGGCGCTTGCCGGTGGTGCTGACCCCGGATGAAGTGGTTCGCATCCTCGGTTTTCTGGAAGGCGAGCATCGTTTGTTCGCCCAGCTTCTGTATGGAACGGGCATGCGGATCAGTGAGGGTTTGCAACTGCGGGTCAAGGATCTGGATTTCGATCACGGCACGATCATCGTGCGGGAGGGCAAGGGCTCCAAGGATCGGGCCTTGATGTTACCCGAGAGCTTGGCACCCAGCCTGCGCGAGCAGCTGTCGCGTGCACGGGCATGGTGGCTGAAGGACCAGGCCGAGGGCCGCAGCGGCGTTGCGCTTCCCGACGCCCTTGAGCGGAAGTATCCGCGCGCCGGGCATTCCTGGCCGTGGTTCTGGGTTTTTGCGCAGCACACGCATTCGACCGATCCACGGAGCGGTGTCGTGCGTCGCCATCACATGTATGACCAGACCTTTCAGCGCGCCTTCAAACGTGCCGTAGAACAAGCAGGCATCACGAAGCCCGCCACACCGCACACCCTCCGCCACTCGTTCGCGACGGCCTTGCTCCGCAGCGGTTACGACATTCGAACCGTGCAGGATCTGCTCGGCCATTCCGACGTCTCTACGACGATGATTTACACGCATGTGCTGAAAGTTGGCGGTGCCGGAGTGCGCTCACCGCTTGATGCGCTGCCGCCCCTCACTAGTGAGAGGTAGGGCAGCGCAAGTCAATCCTGGCGGATTCACTACCCCTGCGCGAAGGCCATCGGTGCCGCATCGAACGGCCGGTTGCGGAAAGTCCTCCCTGCGTCCGCTGATGGCCGCAAGCAGCCCCCTCATTAGGGGATCCACCGCCGATAAGGTCGATGGCAATTTCCACCCACTACTCTCACCCGCTGAAGCCAAATTCTCCGGTGGGGCAAAAAGTGGGGCAAAATTCAGAGACACTCAAAAACCATCAGGCATAAAAAAATCCAGTCACCGCTAAATGACTGGATTTTCTAGGGTTTTTTGGTCGGGACGGAGTGATTCGAACACTCGACCCCTTGCACCCCATGCGTGGCAGGCAGCCGTAGCTGCTTGAAAGCATTGGTTTTTCCGCCAGACGCTCGCTGCAACGATGTCTAACGATGAAGAACCGAACAGAACAAAGTCACTTCAAAAGTCACTGGCCCAGGCCAGCCCGCCTACGGCGTTCTGCCGACCGTTTCCCTTCCTTTATATAGCTACTCATAGGGCTGCCCCATCCAGCGCCCACAGCCTGGCCGACTCGACGATCTCCAGCATGTCGACTAGGTCGCCCTCATCGACTTCCTGTCTCCGTTGAGCGGCATAGGCCATTTCACTGAGCACAGTCGCGCGACCATCTGGATCTTCGACCAGGGCCGTCTGGTCGTCCAGTTCCGCCACCCAGGCCTGTGGTATTCCCACCATCATTCTGCCCTGCACCACCAAGACTGCGCGTACAGAACGCCGTCGACCTCCTCCACCCCGTTGATATTGATCCCGAGCTGGGCCATGCCGTTGACCTTGGCATCGTGCAGCCGCGGGATGATGTCCGGACCAGGCGACGGGTTGAACACCCAGGCCTGTGTCGATACCCGGCCCAGCGGCTCGCTGTGGTGATCGCCAATGTGGATGTCCGCCCGCAGGGGCTGAATCTTCCCGAGCTGGCTTGTTGGGATGGCCACGCCATTCACGCGGCGGCGAACGAGGAGGAAGTACATAGAGCACCAATACTGTATAGATAAACAGTATCGTATAGACGGACTCGGTCGCGGGCAATTGCCGATCAGCGGATCAGTGAAGAGGCGGCAAATCCTTTCCCCGAGCCTTGGCGATGACACGGAGCTGGTAATCGGACACTACCTGGAACAGCGACTCTGCCAGCAGGCGCAGGCGCTCGATCTCCTCCGCCGGCGCACCGCGATCTTGGGCCTTGTGATACTCGCGCATGGCGTCAATGGCCTGCTGAATCAGCGGCTCGCCGGCTTCGACCATGCCGATGAAGGTGCGCTTGTCCACTGCCCTACCCCTATCACTTGATCAGGGCATTATAGGACGCCCCGTAGAGAAATCAGGGCCTGATCAGAAACGTTACGTCTCTATCGAAAGCTCAAGGGTATGAGAAGGCTTCCTATAAATCTCTCGAGTCAATTATCCTTTCCGTGATATCACCGTGCCAGGAGCAGGAAATGGACAATAATTTCGACGTTTCAACATCTGACGGCCTCAAGAAGGCAGCCGATTTCTTTCGAGAAGGCAGCCTGCTAGCTTGGGTAGCCAACCCTTTAGTGGCTCTAATATTCGCGGGGGAACGATTGATTAAAGCCAACTCGGAGAGCACATCAGTCGAGAGTCAAGCGAAAGCCGCTGTCGATATTATCCGACAAGGCAAAGAAAGCGGGGCCCGTAAAATTAAGGTAACGATCGATCAACAAGCAGGCGCAAATCTAGACATACCGGTCGAAGGGGCAAGGGTGTCTGCCATGATGGGTAGCAATGGAAAAATGACTTTAGAGGTCGAGTACGATTAAACGCTTCATCTACAGGCAGGACCCATGTGTAGCCTCCAGTAGTTTTTCATACCCCATCCGCTGCCGTCGCTCAGCCAGCAAAGCGCGTACCTTTACCTCCAGACTGTCGGTCTTGCGCAGGCCCTCGGCGGCCCATGGCGGCACGGCAATTTCCGGTGAGCGGCACGGCACCTGCACCGGCACTTCGACGCGCACATACTGCACCTGCGGCTCGGTCCGATAGCCACAGCCAGCCAGCGCCAAAACGCACGCGATCAGCGTTATCCTCATAACCCAAGCTCCAAATCGATGATCGAGGTGGCGGCGGCACATTGGTCGCCACCGGAGCGCTCCTGCTGCAGGCGATTTGCCGCGACGTAGTCAACTTTTGCGCGGGCCTTGGCCTCATCCACGGCCCTCTCGGCTACCGCCTGGCGCTCTTTAGCGGCCAGAGTTAAGTCGCCTAAAGCCTTGCCCTGCTCTGCCGCCAGCTCACTCAAGTTGTCCCGGGCAGCCACACAAGTCGCCGCCTCTTTGTTGGCCTGATCCAACTGCGGTCGGTAATGGCCGGCTGACAGCCAGACACCGGCCACACCACCCACACCTATCAGCAGCGCTGAGCCCAGCAGTATGGCGCCCAGACGGCTGCCATCACCCAGAAACGGCATCATGCCAAGGCCCGCCGGATACCCTCGTCGATCACCTCGGACTTATAGGGGTTGCCGCCGTTCTCGTGCACGATGATGCCCACCACCGTCTCACGCAGCACCTGCGGCTTGGAGATGTCGATGGAATCGCGGACACCTACGCCCAGGCGCTTGGCGATGGCCTGCGCGTAGGCCAGGGTGTTGTTCTCGCTGGAAGGTGCCCAGCGGCTGATGAATTCCAGCGGGGTGTCGATGCCTGGGCGCCCAACCCCGGGCATGCCATCCTTGCCCCGGTAGTTCAGCAGCAGCTTGCCTAGGGCGCGGATGCCGTTCTCGGCCTCGTCGAAGCGGGCGAAGCGCGGCTTAGCAGCGCCTAGCTCCAGACCCAACTGGCCTTTCCAATCGTTACGGGGGTTGAAATCGATGTTTCCAGGGTTGTTGTTACGCACACCGCGCGGCGTTGCCATAATTTTTCTCCAGGCACAAAAAAACCCGCTTTCGCGGGTTTCTTTAGTTTGAAATTTCTCATGACTCTTGCTGTGGCTTATCGTACTTCCCCGGATTTATCGGGAAATCAAGTAGGTCTGGCCGTAGCAAATTCACCATTTCTTTTGGCACCGAGTCACTCAATTGATCTTGATCTGATACGCCATACATAGCCTCGATAATGTTTCGACTATTCATTGGAACGAAAGTATCAAACATAATGTCCATTTCGTTCAGAGTTGTTCCGAACCAAGTTGCGTGCTTGTGCTCCCAGTAATACAGCGCCCTTACCGGCCACTGAGCCATATCAAGCTCAATGGCATCGGAAAAATCTAAGAAGGCCTCAAGGATGGCTTCGTTCTGGTCTGAGCCTCTGTACCAGTTACGAGCCATGAACTTGTGCGGAATCGTACTGAACGCTGGCCTGTTGATGAACACGCCTCTGGCTATCTCGCCCAAGTTTCCGCGCACCGAGTACTTGTATCGTTCATCACGGTATTCGTCATAAATCTTGTGAATCACACGACGCGAACCTACATACACCCCCGCCCCGTTTATCTCACACCATTCGTGCAAGTTTCCCGAGCGGTTGCCGACGATCTCAATCGAGTTATTACTGATGCCGACTCGATCTGCTAGCTGCGCAGCGATTGCCACGTCCGCATCATGGGCATCACTCAAGCGATAAGTAACAGATTCCAAGCACGCGTAGTGATTCTTAAAAGAGCCCACCACAAGCCGGCTGTCCATACCGCAGGTGAGGAAAAGCACGGCCTTGCTCTCATCCCCCAAGTAGTGTTTAGCAAACGCGCTGACCGAATTGAGAATCAGCTTGGAGGCTATCTCCGCAGCTTCTTTCACACTTCTCAGCGGAGGCTTATTCATGCCGAAAAATCTGTTTACCTTGCCGCTCCGCAGGTTGATGCAGGTATTGGGCGTCAACTGCAAGACCCCGTTGAACATAGACTGGCGACCCGGCCAGTTCCTCGCTCGGTGGGTGTCGCCCAAGCTCTGGATGTTTTCCACATATTCCGATAGCTCGGCATTGATCTGGGAAGCCAGAAGCCTGGCATGCGAACTGACGATGAAGCAGTCTGGGGTAACGTTGTAGAAAATGGTGCGCGCACCACCAGCATCGCCAGCAACGAAAAGACCCTGCTCATCGTGGCATAGAACTGCGTATCTGCCACCTAGAGTATAGAGGGCATTGAGCAGGCTCATACGATTGATAGCCAAGGTAACCGCAAGCGAGTTCACAATTTCCTGTGGCGTCCGGTCCGGCGCCTCGCTGTCGTAGATGAAGCCAAAAACGGTCACCTTGAACTTGCCATGAGGGGACTTTGTGACGATAGTCTGGGAGTCGACATACATAAATAGGCCCTTGTAGGCCAGACGATTGTATGTCGAAGGAACTTCCATCCTTCGGTTTGAGACTATGAACCCTCTCGGGAAATGTTTGTGTTCACCAGCAGGCAGTTCGTAGTCCATACCACTTCCCTAGAGTTTGCGATTATCCCCGGCCCACATCGGGCAGCCGGCAAACATACCACAAAGTCTGGAAAACGTCAGATGGGAACGCGCCTGAACGGGCGAACCCCGAGCAGGGCATCCTTATCGTTAAGGCCCTGGGTTCCAGACTCGACCCCCATAGTGAACGCAAGAAAGCTCGAGCGCTGGGTGCTCGACCAAACCCAAGGCCAAGGATGGTTTCCGATGTTTAGGCAAACCTCGCTGAGTTCGGCGGTCGCAGGCAGATAGAAGTCGGAATGCCCATCCGCCTGGTACGCTGCGGCTGCCTCTGCGGCTGGATACAATCCTTCTTCGGCGGTCAGCGCCTGGGTATTCAGAAGCCCATCGACCAGGCTGGCCTCTGGAGCGTTCTGGTCATACGGGCCCCAGGCGAACTGGCCAATCTCCTCGGCGAACACGATGTGGTAAGCCTTTGCGCCATGGCGAGCCGGCATGATGCCACCATAGGTGCCACCTTGGCCTTCCCAGACTTCGCCTACGGCGGGTGGGGTAATTGGCATTTTCGATCTCCTGAAATGGGTTCTGGCCTGCAACGCAGGCCGTTGTTTTATTATCGGAAGGTGCGCCGGCAGGTGAACGACAGGCTTTTAAAGCGCCTGGCGCCATTCATCACCCATGGGTAGTAGACCTTGTTGTACGCGCCAGCCGCCGGCGTGATGAAGATCCCGGCACGATCGGACTCCATGTCCGGGTGCAGATTGACGTCTGTTACAGCGAGCGCTCGGCTGGCCTCATGCTGCATCACCAGCTTGGATGACTGCCCAAGGTCGATCTCTTCGGAGCCTATGACCAGTTCGCGCGGGTAAACCAGGCTGGTAAATACCTCATTGACCCCATTCATACCGGTATGGAAGCGCTGAATATTGGGGGGATCCATGCCGGGGTTGTTTTCGAATGAGGCCCGTAACTCCGACTGACCATCAGCGAAGCGCAGTTCCGAGTTGGCCCAGATGGCGCCGCCACCATGTGCCGACCAATCGATATTAGTCTTCTGCCGGACCACGAGTCCGCCGGCGCATATGACCTGCGCGTCAGCCATGTTGTTGGGCACGTTATCAAGCAGGAACTGCCGAGGCTCGCGCAGCGTCTCGCCGCCATGGTAGGAGCCAGCCCACAACTGCGTGGTCCGGTCGAAGATGGCGTAGTCGTGCGCCCCCTCGCTCAGGATGTAATGCGTCAAAGCCACGTCTCGGTAGGCGGCCCAGTTGTTGTAAAACAGGCCTGGCCGCACTTCCCGGATGCTATGGAAATTCACCCCAATCAGGTACACGGTACCCGCGCCCACGCCGGTCACGACAACGGTACGATTGCCGGGAGCGGCCTCTAATGGAACGGCGTAAATTGTATCGACGAACGTCTGGGGGTTGATTGTCTTGACCAGGGCTCCATCAATTCGGATTTCTACTGATGCGACGCCTCCCGGGCCCGCAGCCCCCATAAACGCTAGGTTGAATTTTCCGTCACGCGGGACTACCACCGTGTAGGTAGCCGTGGCTCCAGAGGTCGTGCTCCGTCTTGCCGTTACAGCCCGCTGCAGGTTATCGCCGGAGTGCCCCGCCTGAGCGTCGGTCAACGTGTAGGCCTGCCATGTACCGGTCTCTCCGGCAGGACCAGACTGCCACGCATAGATCCCGGTGCAGTTGTGGGTCCGGGTAGCGCGCAGAAGCTCTTGGTTAACCCCGACACTAGCGTTGGTGGTGGTCTGGTTCCACAGCAGCTCCTCGATCGTCCCGCCCTTCAGGTGACCGGGCTTGCGGGTCATCACGAAGTACTTCTCCGAATTCTGGCGGTATACCAGCAGCGGATTGTGCTCGGAAGACTCAGGCAGGGCCACTTTCAGCCGATCCTGGGGGGATCCACCAACAAGCACACCAGTCATACCCGCATGGTTGATGATCATGCCGGTTAGCTTGGTATTGGAGCCGAGAACGCGGCAGCCGCCGGCGTTTGCATTATTGCTTACCGTGAAGGTGTCGAAAGGGATGTAGATCTGTCCGCTCGGGCCTGCTGCCGCAGCTGCCGCTACGACTGAAGCTGTGCTGTCGCCGGTGGCGGTTCCGCCATAGTCAGCAACGCTTACCCATTCGTCGTTCTTCTGCCGCTGGGTGCGACCACCGCGGGTGTTAACTAGCGTATCGCCATCGGATTGCGCCAAATCTTGCCGCAATACCGCGTCCCCCACTGAGACGAAGCTTGCTGATTCAGTGGTCCAGTTTCCGGTGGTGGTGTATGGCAAAGCCAGGGTGCCTTTCGCACGGTAATACTGACCAGATCGAAGAAATACCTGATTGCGGCCGGTGATGGTCAGACCGGCAGCATAATCGCCGATATCTTCGTAGCCCGAGGAAAGTAGGAACTGCTGGAACTCTTCCTCCCTTTGGCTTTGGTCCTGGGAAAACTCGGAAGCGCGCTGCACCTGCGACTCATCAAAGTCCCGGTTCATGCCATTGAAGGACCTGGTTGGCACGCCCAGGCGATTCGGATACTGCCGCTCAGTCCCGGTAACCAATTGATCGGCAATTCCCGCGTTGTCGTTCAGGTCGAATGGGCTGCTCGAGCCGTCCGGCCCTACAGGGTTTCCGGTGTTGTATCGCATATTTTCTCCGGGCATGAAAAAGCCCGCTCATGGCGGGCATGCTCGTATGGTTCCGGTCAAGCCGGCGGGAATTGGTCGTCGTAGGTGTAAACGCGGGCGTCGTAGGGCATGCCCTTCATGGCGACGTTGCCGTTGGCTGGGTCGGAACTGGTGATCAGGGTTGGGTATGCCCACCTGGTGGCCGGGCCAAACAGGATGTGCGGCGGCTCCAGCGGACCGTCTACCACTGGCGTGAAGTCGAGCGCATCAACCCTCACGGTATACTGGTCGACTTGCGTGGCGGTGAACGGGCCAGACAGCGTGCCGTCTAGCTTGCGCACGCCGATCAGGTGCTCACCACCGGCGCTGAAGTCCAGAGGTTCAGATGAGGCCAGCAGCGTACCCGAACCAGTTACCTCGAATGCCAACAGAACCGCGCTCTGGCAACGCTTAGGCGCATCATCCGCAACAGCCGCAAAGCTCAGATAGCCGCTGTTGCTGCCATCCATCTCGGTCTCCCAGGTGTAGACATCGGTCCTAAACTTCTGGTGCCCACGCCGGCGCATGCCGATGCGCCAGGCCCTGGCCCTGTCGCTGATACCAGGAATCTTGATCTTCTCGACCTTGGTTCCCAAGTCTCCGGGCCAGCGGCACTCGACCGTCTCCCACGCCCAGGTGGTGCGCGAGAAGAACTCCACATCCACGCCATCGAAGTCGTTGATCGACGGCATGGAGCCGCTGATCTTGAGCATCTTGGTCATGTTCTGCGGTGAGTAGGTCTGGGTTTTCGGTCCGTAGGAGACATCGAAAGCCGCCCGCGCGCTGTCCCTGACCGGCCGAAGGAGGCCGCGGAACGTCACCAACTCACCGAATCCGCACGCCAGGGCATTGTTCACCATATCCTTCACGGTGATCGTTGCGTCCAGCGTCTCGTCGTAGGTGTCCCCGCGGGCAACGCAGATGTTGTGGAAGGCCTGCCACTCGGGCATATCCAAGTCGTCATCGGTGTAGTCACGCTGCTTCAGCTGGTAGATACACCAAGGCACGATGTCGCGGCTTGACCCGGTACCACCCTCCATCAGCGGCAAGATACGGGTTGCCTCGACACTGACCTGGCTCTCCGACTGCGCAGAAAGCCGGTCACCGCCACGGATGTTGCAGGTGATAACCGTCAGGCCCGGGTAGCTGGTGGGCGAGTTCTGCATCCGCCCGCGCAGGTCCGTCCATGTTGCGTCATCACGCGCTTCATCGTTGATACGGCCGGGACGATCCACGTACTGCTTGCGGATACGGGCCTCGGCGCGCATTGCGTATGGCAGCGATACGCGCTCAGTGAAGCCCTGGGCATCAAGCGACCCACCCACGTTCATGTACTGGAGCTGGGTCCAGGCTCCGGACACGTCCATGTCGCGATACTCGAACACGTAGTAGGTCGGAATCTCGTAGATCTGCCCCTCGCGTCCTATGCCGCACAGGCCATTGGCGTAGGTTACGGTCCACTCCAGTTCGATGACCTTCTCGTTGTCCGGGCAGCAGGAGAACGGCCCTCGGTAACCGCCTTGCAGATTCGAGGCGTCCAGCGTTATGAGGCCGTTCACCGTCTGCATGGAATTGAAGCCAGGCCAGTCCTCATCGGCCGATCCAGACGAGGTCAGGCGCTCCACCTCGAGTAGGCTCGTGCTGAAGGCCGTGATCCGGTAGCGCAACCCCCGTGGGCCGATGGTTGCCAGGCCCTGCCCCAGCGCCAAGCCAACGACCGGTGCACCACCGTCATAATCCAGCGTCATTTCCGCTGGCTGCTCTGGAGTGCCGCTAGTGGTTGCGGTGCCGGTGACCCCTGCCGGGGAGGAGCCGAGGATGGTTGAGGCACCGGTGGCAGAGATGGCCTGGCCACTAAACGGTGTCAATTCCACGAAACGCAACCGACCACTGCTCTGCTGAGCCTCGAACGGCAATCCGCTGAGCTGAGTGTTCAGCGCTGCTACGAGGCCAGCCAGATCGGTTGTGGCCGTGTTCAGCGTGACGGGATAGGTAGAGCTGCCGCGCACCAGGCTGAAGGAGAGCGGCGTGACGTTGAAGTCGTAGCGGGTTGGCGCCGCCGATCCGGTACGCGTCGATGCTGTGCCAGGGTTGGCCGGTACCGCCGGCGTGTATGGGGTGTAGCTGTGCACCACGTACAGCCCCGCGTTCGCCCCGGCTACCTCGATGAGCATTCCGGCCGTTGGGTTCAGCATTTCCAGCGGTCCACGGATAATGTCACGCCCGGCGCCGCCGTCGATCACCGTGTAGGTGTAGGGCGAAAGCACGCGGATGATGATCCCGTTCGACCAGTCAGCCGGGAACTGGCCGGAACCGGCCGGCACGCTGATCGTGTCGCCAACGAACTGGTACGCCGATGCCGTGGCCGACCTGGTGAGGTCGGTGGCCATGGTCAACTCCAGGCCGGCCGACCCACTGGAGCTTGCCCCGACCTCGGGTACGTTGAACCAGTTGATGTGCGCGGGATCGCCCGACAGGTCGGCGCCTGGCGGGTAAATGGTGAAAGTCGCGTCTGCCCCCAGGGAGATCAGCGGGGTTTCGCCCACCTTGACCTTGGCCAGCGGCACGTCGTACTCGCCCTCGCCGATGTAGAGCAGCATTTCCACCCGCTGGTCACGCGGCGCGACATGCGCCCGGCGCGGCTGGGTCAGGTAGGACGGATAAACCCGCTGGTGGCCAGCAATCTGACGCACCGGATCGCCCAACTTGACCTTGTTACCCTTGGCGCTGGCCTCCATCAGGGGGTCGCCCTGCTGGGTTCCGGCGTTAGATGGCATGCCGGGCATCTTGGGCATGATCGACTTCAGCACCGCCTTCGCCCCTTTAAACAGGGCGAAGGTGATGGAGAACGGGTCGGTACCCTTCGGTTCGCGGTAGACCTGCAGCAGGTCGGCCGGCTTGAATTTAACCTTGTGCCACAGGTGCTGCTCGATCACCTCATCATTGAGGACAATGCTGATTGGTGGGCTCTCGCGGCGCTCGTAGGACGGGGCAAGTGACTTCAGCCACTCCTCGATGGTCATCCGGCGGTCGGTCTTCCAGGTGCCCAGCGGTGCCGTGTTGCTCAGCTTGTTCGGGTAAAATTCGATCATCGGTAATACACCACCCTCGGGTGAGCGGCTTCGAACTCGCCAGTGGTCCGGAGGCATGCACCGCCGGGGTTTGTGTCCAGCACCTTCAGCCGACCTTCGCTCTCCACGACCACGCCGACGTGTAGGCATAGCGCGCCTCGGAACACGGCGGCAATGGCGCCAGGCTCGGGCGCGCACTCCTCCATGCCTTGGCGAAGGTCGTGATAGGCCTCGGTATTGGCTCTGAGCTTGTTCTTGCCCACGGCGCCAAGGCTGGGCAGCAGCGGCAAGCCGAACAGCTCATGGCGTACCGCGATGCACAGCCCCCAGCAATCGAAGGCAATAGGACCCCTTGCACCCTCGCGGTACGGGGCGCGCATGAATTTCTCGATCATGGTCAGATGTACTTCAGGCCAGGTGCCAGGGAGGTGGTCAGGACGGTGCGCAGACCGTTGGTGTTGAGCAGGTCGAAGAAGCCAGCGGTGAGCTGAGCGATATCGGTGTCGGTGTCGTACTCCCGACTGAGCAGTGTCATTCGGTATCGCTCCTGGGGGAACGACAGGTCTTCAGCCAAGTACCTGCGCACAGTGATGATGAACCGCTTACCGCTCTCCTTGCTGGCCTCGATTACCTCCTGGACCTCGCCAGTGACGTTATCCAGGCCCATGACGATGTTCTGGAACCCGCTGTTGTCGTTGGCTGGCAGGGCGTAGTCCATGGCCATCGCCGTGAAAGTCAGCGTCCGCCCGTCTTCCGTCGTGCAGGTCCGATCTTCATAGCCAGCACAGTAGAGATGGGAAACATCGCTCCCAAGCTCCCTGCCCTCCACGGTATCTACCAGCTCGCCTCTGCCCGAGGCGTAGCATTCCTCGATAAGGCTCATGCTTCAGGCCACTCCCTGTTGATCGCCAAGTCGATGATGTCTTTGTTCAGCCAATACTGCGGGAATTGCTCCCAACCTTCTGGGATCAGTGGACGCTCCTTCAACTGGACCACCGCCGAGTAGCGCCAGCGAGTGATCTGCGTCAGGTCGGGGCCGGAAGGTACGCTCTTGAAGTGAGCCTGGTAGGTCGTGAATCCAGCCGGCGTCTGCAGCTGGATCTCGAACCACTCCATGCCGTTGTTGATGGTGCGGGCATACCAAGCCTCGAACAGCCCCGCTTCGGCCTGGCTGAAGTTGAAGTTGAACCGAACCTCAGTGGGAACGTAGCGGTGCCGGACGCGATACCGCGTTCGCCCTGTCACCATTTGGGTGGCCCGCATCGGGTCCACCGTACTCAGGCCATACCCCTCCTGAAGAGGAAGCGGCAACTCTGCCGGGTATTGAATCATTGCCATTCCTCGTTAGGAGCCAGAACGCCGTGCCCCGTAGGCGCCTTCATAGGAGTCAACAACATCGCCGTAGCCGGATGAGAACTGTCCAGCAACCTCTTGAACAGCCCGGTCGGTTGCCTCTCGGATAATGAAATCGATGTCTCCGTTAGGCATGCGGCGCTGCTCCACCCGAGCGCTGGAGTAGTTGTGGACGTTGATGTTTTGCTGGATTCCAGCCGACCTGCCGGACTGACCCTGCGAGCCACCGGTCATGCGTGCCGAGGTGATCGGCGTGACGTTGCCAGTGCGCAGCGCCTCAACCGCTGAAACCCCGCCGAAGCGACGAATATCAGCCTGTGACCAGACGACCTCGCCTTTGTGCACCACGCCGGCCGGTTCGTACTTACCGCCCGCGCCGGTGTAGCCGCCTTCGGAAAAACCCTTGAGCAGCGCATAGGCCGCGACCAGCGCGGTGCCGCCCACAACAGCAGCGGCGCCGAATGTACCGATCGATGCCACGAGTGCGGCTGGAGCCCAAGAGGCCAGAGTTTCAGCGGCAGCTGCCAGGTTTGCGGTCAGGACAGTGCCGATCGACGACAAGCTGCTGGCCGTTGTGACCGCATCCGTGGTCAGCTTGGCCGTGGTCTTCACGCCCTCCGCCGCCACCGTCTGGGTGGCCTCCGTCTGGATGCCAGCAAGCTTGAGCGCCTGCATCACCAAGAACCGCGCAGTGATGTCAGCGAACGCTGTCAGCATCGAGTTGGCAATGGTGCCCGCCAGGTTGCCGAAGGCATCGCCCAGGCTTTCCGTGCCCTTGATGATCCCCTGAATGCTGCCGGAGATCGACGAGGTGGTGTCGCCAAGGATCGACTCGGTAGCCGCCCGGGCTTGCTCGTTATAGTTGGTCGCCAGATCAACATAGTTCTGCCACGACTCCGACACACCGATCAGCCACTCGCCGCGCATCGCATCCTGCGCGGCGTAGTAGTTCTGCTGGTCAGTCATGCGCGTGGCCAGGGCTGCTTGCAGGGCCTGGGTCTCGCCCTTGTAAAGGTCAGAATCCTCAGCAGTTGGGTTCTTGATCTTGTTGTAGTCGTAGGTCAGCTTCTCCAGCTTCCGCTGATAGTCCTGTTGGATTTTCAGGTCATCTTGGAGTCGCTTGCGGGCTCGGTCGCTCTGACCCGCTCCGGCTAACTCGGTCGCCTGACCCTGGCGAGCAAGGTCAGTTTCGGCCTTGAGGCTTTCCGCGAAAGCTACAAGCTTGCGATCATTCTCAAGCCGCACTTGGGTCAGCTGATTCGCCTTCTCAAGCTCAGCGTTCTGCTTCTGCTGGGCCAGGTTCAGCTCAGCCATCGCCAGAACCTGCTTCTGCGACGTGGTGAGGGTCTTCTTCTCCTTGAGGTTGGCGATCTCGGTTTCGAGCTCGATCAGCTTTTTGGCTTCGGTGCCGAGCCTCTGGGTCTGATCTACCTCGCCGGCGATTACGCGGCTTTGCTGCTGCAGCACGGCGTAGCGCTGGCGGGCCTCGTCCAGCATGCGCTGGCCGGCGTCTTCCGTTACGGCCTTCGGCTTGGCTTGTGCCTTGTCGTATTTCGCCTGGATGTCGGCTATTTCTTTGTCTATCTCGACTTGAGACTTGCCCGCCTCCACGCCAAGCTTTCTGGCGCTAGCAATGTCCTCGGCAAGCTTTTTCTCGGACGAGTAATTGCTTTTGACCAGAGCAGCCCATTCGGCCTCAGCTTTGATCCTCGCCTGGTTTTCCCTCGTAGACTGCCCTTCGGCGGCCGCATTTTGCTCATTGAGGGCAACGGTTGATTTCAGCAAGGCCAGGCGTTTCTCAAGAGCAGGAGTGGAATCGTCATTGCCTTCAGAGCGCAATCCAAGCGCGCCATGCAGGCCGCTCAAGCCATTTGATAGTGCGCCAGCAATACCACCATCGCGCCTCGTCTTGAGGATCCGCTCAATGATCTCTATTTCTTTTGCGGTATCCGGGAAAAGCTCCCCACGAACGCGGCTGTAAGCATTGCTGATAGCGGTTCCAATGCTGTTCCAGTCCCTTTCAATGTCAGATAGCGACTCGCGGTATCGCTTGAATCTTGCCTGAGCGTTCCTATTTAGGGTTTCGCTGAGGAGGTCAATTGCCTCCTGCTTCCTGCCCTGATCCTCCAAACCTTTGATGACGTCATACTGGGCGCTAGTGAGCAGGCCATATTGAGAGCTTATTTTCTGGGCCGCCTTGGTAGCACTATCTCCCAGATCTCCCAGAGAAGACGCGACCTCGCCAGCGCTTTTCCCGGTGAACTCGCTGATTGATGCTGCGGCCTGGGCAAGGTTGGTGAACTGTGTCTCGCTTAATCCGCTGCTTGCAGCCAGCGCAATGACTGCGTCCTTGGCAGCCCCAAGTCTTCCTGTGATTGATGCAACGTCTTTTGCGATTCTGGAAAGGCTCTCAGAACTTTGGCCAGAGCTTGCCGAGCCGGAGAATAGAGCTTTATTGAAGGCGCTTACCTCCCTCTCAGCATCTACAAATGCAGCAGTCACAGCAATGGCTGACCCAGCCAAAACTGTCATCGGGTTGATCAGGCCATAGATGTATCCACCCATAGCTTTGGCTGCCGCGCCGATCCCGCCAAACGAATCTTTGATCTGAGATCCTTGCTGCAAGAATACAGTTAATGGCGCTTGACCACCTTGTAAGCTTATGAATATGTCCGAGAATTGAGCAGGCAGCATTCTTAGTGCTGCGGCGTTTTGTTTTGCGGTATTCCCGGTACGGCTCAGGCCCTCGTCAAATCCTGTGAGAGCATTCCTTGCCTGGTCAATTTTACCCTGATAAACCGCGAAGGTCTCCGCATCCAATGCCCCTATTTTCTTTTGTTGAGCAAGCTTTCGTTCTTGCTCATCAAGTCTGTTCAGAGCCTTAGTTGTAGGGTCAATACTGGCCAGCAGCTCTTTCAAGCTCTCTGACTGAGCGCCTGCGGCCGCATCAGCCTGGCGGTTTGCCTCCACCACTTTCCGGGTAGATTCAGCGAGCTTGCCTTGATTGGCAGCCAGAACCATATTCCCGGATAGAAGACCTTGCTGAGATTCTGAAAGACCGGTCGCAACATTTGCCAGATTACGCTGCTCTTGGGCAGCTTTGACCGATGCCTCAGCAATAGCCAATATTCTGGCTTTAGCCTGCTCGGCAGTCTCCCCAATAGCCTTCTGAGCGCTTGATACACCAGCCAGAGAATTTAACGATTCCTGCAGTTTCCGATTGTAGGCTTCGTATGCAGCTTGGTTTATTTGCCCGGAATCCCTGGCTTTAACGAGTGCCAGCTCTTGCGCAGCAAGATCGTTGAGCTTTTTTGTCAGAGGCTCGATCTTGCCAAGCAGACTATCCAGCTCCTTTCTTTGGCTGGCGGCCGCCTTCGCTGCCGCATCAGCGCTTTTTGCTGCTGACTCAGTTGCTGTCGACGCTTTGTCATTCGCGGCCTGCACCTTGGCCAAGGCCATAGCCAGGTTGGCGTAGTCAGAGCCAGACTTGCGAAGCGTGGAATTGGCTCGCACGCCTACCTGCTCCAGAGCCTCGAGAGCCGCCCTGACGCTGTTAACCTGCTGCTCTGCGCTTCTTCCGTCAACTTCAAGCTCGAGGCGGGATTTTAGCGCCATAGCTTTCTCCGGGCGTAAAAAAACCCGCACTAGGCGGGTTTATATGGTGTTCAGGAATCACTTTAGAATCCGGGACTTTTCCTTCTCGAACTCTGCTTCGCTGATGTGCCCTCTCTCCTTGAGGTCTGCAAGCTTTTCGAGTTCTGAGGCCTTCCCATTCGACTTTTCAGAGCTACTAGTCAGAGAAGATGCGGACCAGATAACCGCCGCAACCCATCCCAGGAAGGTCCACCCAAGGAAGAGATTGAGGGCAAATATCCCTCCGCGACTTGGGTGGTTTCTGCTCTTTGCGTTGATCGTCGGCAGGAAATACAGAACCACTCCAATGAACAGGAGCATCAGAGAACCTTCGGTACCTATGTCGTCAAGCATCCATTCCACCCCGAATTTCACGAATTTCCAGAAATTACGGCAGTATACCGCTCTCGTCAGTCCTGCGCTTTAGGGGCATGCAGTGCTTGCCATATCTCTCCGCCAGGGCGAAGTTGTTTTGCGACCCGGTCTCTCGCTGCGGGTCGCAATGCCTCAACCTCGAACTTCATCATCTCCTCGATAGATTGGCTAGGGGCGACAGAACTACCAGTCACTACTGCCGCAATCCTAACGTTTACGGCGGCCTGCTCTTCGCCGCGCTCCAGCCAGTCTGAGGCCGGGCTGTCAGCATTGAGATCCCTGTAGAACCAGTCTCCCACCAGCTCGTTGATCTTTCTGAGTAGCTCTTCTCTATCGTAATTCACGTGGCCTCCTTTTCTGATGGAGGCAATTTAACACCCGCCAACGTGCACGTGCACTACTACGTCAGCTTCGACAGCCCCGCAGCCTCTTCAAGCCGGGACAGGCGGCGCTCAAGCATCTCATCTGCCTTGCGCTTTTCTTCGATCATCGCCTCAAGCGACTTGGACAGGTCGGACTTACCTTGCTCCTGATCATCCTGCTCCTGTTGGCTAGTCATAACTCCTCCTAACTATTCATCATCTTCCGCCAGCGCGGCCTCATCCAAGGCGAATATCACCTCGTCTACAAGCCGCCTGGGCAGAGGCAACGGGTGCGCCTCAAGCCAGTCAGTGATCTCCCGCGCAGATAGCCTCAACGGCTGCACTGCTGCTGCGCCAACGAGGTAGCGCCGGCCGCGCGCCGCATTGCGGAACGCGTTCAGCAGGCTACCGGTGATCACATCCAGTTCCGGCTCATCCGGCACCGCGATGCGCAGCTTCTGGTAGATCAGGCTTCGCTTTGCGGTTCGCTGGCCCCATTCCCGCTCCCATTCGAAGCGGGCGACAGCTTTCCCTTGATCTCGTCCTGCTCCGCCCGGTTGTCGGCGGCAATGGCTGCTGCTCGGCGCAAGACGAAGTAGAAGAAGTTGGCGTCACCGCACAGCATCTCGGTGCAGATGCTCTCGCTGTAGGCAAGCGGCTTGCCGTTCTCGTCCTGGGCGCCCTGCCAGTCCTGGACGATGAACGAGGCCAAGAGCAAGCAGTGGTTGTCGTGCTCGGTCTTCTCGCCCTCGATCACGCCAACGGCATCTTGGCCGAACTGAGCGTCGTTGCGTGCCAGTCGACGGCGCATGCGTTCCAGGGCGATCTGGTACTGCTGGTTGTCCAGCGGCATCAGGAGAACTTTGGTGTCGGCATCGAACTCTTCCCAGCGCGCCTCGGCGCTCTTGGTGTTGTCGATCTTTTTCAGCTTGAGAGCCATGAATCATCCTCACGCCACGCCATAAAAAGGGCCGGCCCGGGCGGCGTTATCCCGGGACGGCCAAAGGTGATGCGGGTTATGCGGTGACCGTGATGGCCGATGTCGCGGTCTTGGTCGGATCCGACACGCTGGTTGCGGTGATGACTGCCGAGCCAGCAGCAACGCCGGTTACCAGGCCGGACGAGTTGACCGTGGCGATGGAAGGCGCCGAACTGCTCCAGGTGACGTTCTGGGCGGCGCCAGAAGGCAGCGCAGAGGCAGTCAGCTGTCGGGTGGCAGCCACGGCAATCGAAGCAGTGGTCGGGGTCACCGAAACGCTGGTAACCGGAACGAACGGCACGCGGGTAATGGTCGGGGCCTGCTTGGCGACGGTGTAGTTCAGCGTGACCTCGATCAGATCGCGCTTGCCGCCGTTTGGCAGGTCGCCATCCACTTCAAGGGCCGGGAACGACAGGTCATAGCGGTTGCCCAGGCTGTCGATGATCGGGAATTCAACCGCTACGGTTTTCCGAGTGAAGGTGTTCTTCCAGATCTGCCAAGCCAGCGGTGACCAGGCCAGGGTGATGGAGCCGGTGATCGCCGCCTCGGTGGCGATCTGAGCACCAGGCCCAAGCTTGCCGTTACCGATGCAGCGCTGCGCCTGCAGGCTGTTGTCGAGGTTGACGGTCAGAGCAGACACGCACGCCTGACCCTCCAGGCTCTGGCCATCCACCGTGATGGAGCCGACGTTCTGATTGCTCATGAACGGCGTGGTGGTCGGCGGGCTGATGGAAGCCACGGTATTTGTGTCGCCATCGACGTAGTCCAGGCCGGCCATGGTGAAGGTGGCAGTGATCTTGCCGTCAGACGGGATATCCAGGGCGAAGACCGAGACGTGCATACCCTTGAACAGGGCGTAAACGTTCACGTCGTTGAAGTTCTTCGCGACGGTGAAGGTCCGGCGCGTGCTGCCTACAGTCAGGACGTCATCGTCCCAGGTTCCGTAGAAGGCCGCTTCCAGCAGCTTGTCGAAGGTGCTGTAGGACAGTTCGCCTACCAAATCACCCTGGATATCGGTACTGGAGACCACCGAACCTTGGCTGATGCGCGATTCGGTGATTTCGTCGCTGACCTGGGTGTTCACGGTCGGCGACAGGGTGTTGCTGGTCAGGCGCAGGGTATCCCAGTCGCCTGTGGTCGGGGTGATGCCGGGTGTGACCTCGGGAATGAGGTAACTGGTAACGCGGGCGCCAGAGGACATGCGCATGTCTCCTTTCTGCGGGCATAAAAAAACCCGCTCAAGGCGGGGCTTCTGGATTGGTAACCTCAGGCGGCCTCAAGGCCAAGGGTCATTTGCAGCTGGTCGCGCCAGTATTCGACCTGGTGCTCCAGGCCTGGCTTCTTGTTACGCCAGCGGGCCAGCTCACGACCGCTCAGGCTTGCAACAGCCTTCGCGTCATCAAGAGCACGGCAAGCGCGGTCGAACTGCTGCTTCTCGTTCAGCTCTCCGCGCAGCAATGCATCAATGTGCAGGTCGGCCCATACGGCGAAGTCATCGTCGAGCCAGCGAGCGAATGCTACCGCGAGTTTTGGGTGAAGCCAGGTACCCTGACCCTTTCCGCCCTTCACTGCCTCGACAAGACCGAAGTGAGATTTTCCCACTTCGGTGTCCAGGCCCAGTGCTCTCGCCAGAGCCTTCAGGTAGCTGATGCTTGCGGGCAGACGAAGCCAATCGACCGGGCGCTTGCCGAAGCGCTTGGCTACGTCCGTGGCGTTGATCCACCCGTCGCTGTTGAAGCGCACGGCTTTGCCTTGGTAGTGAAACGGAATGACGTTGCTCTCGATCATCTGTGACACCTCGTTCATCAGGCGAATAGAAACGCAGCCGGGGCGGATGGATGAACGAACATCCACCGTTCGGCTGTACGGGCCTAGGCTGCGTGTTTGGTTGCCTTGCGGCAGAAAGTGGTCAGCCGGCGCGGAACCGGACGTTCACGTTGATCTGGTGGTAGCTTTCGAAGTCGCCCACATCCTGCTGGGATGCCTCAAGGCACTCGATGTCGCCGCTTTGCCAGGACTGGAAGTGCTCAGACAGGGCATCGGCCAGCTTGTTGATGGCTGAAAGCCCGGTTGATCGGCGGCAAAAGCATTGGATCACAACCTGGCCAGGCCGGCGGTAATGCGGCTTTTCTGCCATGCCGGCGAACCCGGCTGTGGCGTACTGGATCTCGAAGGCGCACCAGAGGCCTGTTGCGGGGGGTTTGAACACCCCGCCATTCGGATATTCGGCGTTCGGATACTCAATCCGCACCTGCTCGATTCCGCTGAACGAAGCCATCCGTGCAGTGAGCGTCTTGCGGACTGTCTCGAAGGGTACGGTCATGTCCATTTCTCTGTCACAGCGATGAAGGAAATCCCGTACACGCCCTTTGGCGCCATTCGGCTGTATCCGTCTGGCGTGATCTTGACGCTAGGGCCGCTTGGATAGCCGCCGAACTCAATGACTTCGCCGTACGCACTGTTGTTCTGCACGAAGACCGTGCTGAAAGGTTTCAAATCGGTCAGCGCAGCACGGGCCGCGCTTCGGGTCTCGGTGCCAAGGATGTCCAGCCTGGTGTTGACGCTGTAGTCCTCGGCGCCGATCGACACGATGTTGTTGCCCATGTAGTCGCCGCTGTCGATCGGGGCATTGATCGTGATCTCGTCGACCAGCTCAATGACGATGCTGCGCTGCATCTCTACCAGGTCTTGCTCTACCTGATCCGCGAACAGCACCGGCGACAGCGACCATCCGGCCATCACGACCTCCTGAGCTGCAGGCGGTAGGTGGCCGATGCTGGGTCAGCCCGGGCGGTCTTGACTTCGTAGGTGAGCTGCTTCGCACGATCCATCAGGTCAGGCGCGGTTACCTTGTGACCAACATCAGGCACATCGGTTATCTCATTGGCGAGGACCGTCAGGCGAAGATCGCCGACCAAGATGTTGATGTTGTCGATCCGCCGATCCTCGTAGCGAGACAGCACGCCACGGCTCGTGTACGTCACTGGCTGCGCCGTGCTGACCTCCTCGACCGGATCCCAATCGCCAGGCCCCATATACTCGCCCGTGAAGTCCACGACCGCATCAGCCAAGTCTGTGTCGAAAGCATCGGCCAGGTCGGCCTGCAGTTCATCGCGAAGTCCCATATCAGCCCCTCACGATCTTGGTCTGGCCGCTGCTGTTCAAGTAATGCGCCAGCAGCGCCAGGGCGAACGACTCGCCAGCGCTGATGGTGCGGGAGGATTCCGAATAGGTTTTGCTGCTGGAAACCCCGTCAGCGTTGACCGACTTGGCCAGCACACCGGTTTCCTTCCTGCCGTAGATGTTCCCTGCCGCAGCCTCTCGGGCGATCTCGGCGCCGGCCTGAATGACATCGTCCGGCACCGGATCGAACTCAGGCAGGCCGAGATTGGTGAGCCAGGTGTTGGCCATCAGCACCGCCCTGGCCTTCTGGTCGTCTGGCGCCCAGGCAGGCCCAAGCAGGGCGTCTACCTGCTCGACGGTGATGTAGATGGTCATTACGCGGCCTCGTCCAGCAGCTTCTTGAGGTCTTCCAGGCTGGCGTCAGGGCTGAACTGCACACCCTTTTCGTTCAGGGCGGCCTGCAGCTTTTCCTTCAGTTCGGCTTCTTCGGCGGCCTTCTTGTCGGCAGCCGCCTTGCCAGCCTTCAAGCCTTTTGCTTCCTTCAGAGGCTCCGGATGCTCGTAGCCATCGGGCGCGAAACGCGCATCGATGATCTTGTAGCCCTTCTGACGCAGTTCGGCCTTTCGCTCAGGGCTGACCGGGTGTTTCTCGTAAATCACTTTCTCGCTCATGGCGATCTCCTGGGAAGGCGCCCCGAAGGGCGCGGTACCGGTTACTTGGTGGCGTCACCGATGGTCAGCACGCCAGCCGAGGCCTTGATGCTGTTCGCCACCAGATCCCAGTTGGTACCGGTGGACAGCTCGGCGTTGGTCGGCGACTTGCCGCCGTTGGCGGTGTCCCAGGTGTAGCCCTTGAGGCCCAGGCCGAAGGTGTAGTCGGCCTGCATGGTGGTCTCGATGCGCTCCTTGCCGTTGGAAGTCTGGATGTTGGTGATCAGGTCGGAGCCATCCATCACCACCGCGGCGCCGTCGGCCAGGCTGAGCACCTTCTGCTTGTTAGGGGTGCCAGCCTCGTACAACGCAGGGGCATCGGTGATGATCACGGCCTTGCCGAGGATGTCTACCACCTGCACGCCGGAGAACTGGAACAGGCGCTCGGCGTTGGCCAGGTTCTGGCCGACCAGCTTGTGGTACATGGCACCGGTCATGACCTGGGCCACCAGGCGCTGCGAGGCGTCACCGAACAGGGCATGGGCGTTGTTGATCGCGACGTAGGTCACGCCAGCAGTCGCCGAAACGTCGTTGGTGGCAGTCGGCTGGTTGCCAATGGCGCCGGCCAAGGCCGAGATGGCGGTGTTCAGCTGGTCCGCCATGATGGCTTCGGACAGGTTCCGGCTGATAACTTCCAGCGCTTCTTCCGGGTTCTTCTGGATCCAGGAGAGCTGGGAAGGCTCCCACAGGATCGGGCCGAAGCCGCCGGCGATCTTCACCGAGTCGTACTGCTTCTGGGCCAGTGGGGTGGACGCCTGGGCGCCGTTGGCGGCGTAGCGGTCGACGCGACGCTGGGCGCCGTGCAGGCCTGCCCAGAACGATTCCTGCAGGAAGTCGCCGTCGATGCCCTGGGTGGTCAGGCGGATGGCGCCGGCCGAGGATGCGTTGAATTTCTCGACGTCCTGGGCCAAGGTCTCGATGGTGGTGCGCTTGAGGTATTCGTTGAACACCTTCATGTTCGAAAGGGCCATTTGGCCTCCTTATTCGCTTGCGGTCAGGCCCTTGATGGCTTCCAGGCGTTCAGCCTTGGTGCCACCGAAGTTGCCCTTCGTGGTTTTGTGCTGGCCACCGCCGTTCGGCGCGCCGCCGCCATTGGCGCCGGAGCTCTTCAGGATGTGGTCGCGATGGGGGTACTGCGAGACGAGGGTTTCGAGCGCTTCGTTGAAGTCGGCCAGTTCACCCGGGCGAGCTCGGCTGAAGATCTTCTGGCCTTGGGTGTCGTAAGCGACGACTTTGCCTTCCTCGATCTTGAAGTTGCTGCCGAAGGCGGCCTGGACCATGTCAGCGGGAACAGCCATCTTCTCGGCGATGAACTGGGAGCGCGCGAAGCTGCCGCCGATCTTTTCGGCATACAGCTGCTGCTCGAAGGTCTGCGCCTTGCCGTTGGCTTCATCCAGCTGGGTTTGGAAGGCCTTGCTTATTTCGCCCTTCACCTTCTCGATCTCGCCGGCATCCACCAGCTTCTTGGCGTCGAGGTTGGCAACGATCTCCAGGGCTTTCTTGGCGGCCTCAGCATCTTCGATGCCTTCGAACGCCTTCGCAGTTTTCTCGAAGCTGTCCGCGCGCTCACGGTGCGACTTCGCCTCGGCATTCAGCCGGGTGATGGTGTTGCGAGTGCCAACTGCATCGAAAGCGACGTCCTTGCCGTCGTCATCGGTGTAGACGGGCTTGCCATCTTCGATAACTGCGTACTGCTTGCCATCCACTTCAACGGTTTTGAGTTTCATCTCGTCTCTCTGGGCCATCCGGCCTGTTGGTGAGCCATCCGGCCCCAGGTCGCCCCGTCCATCCGAACCGCAGGCATGAAAAAGCCCCGCACTGGGCGAGGCTATGGAATTGCGCGCCACGAAATGGCGCTTGGTGTTTTGTGGCGCGGGCTATAGCAGTCGATCCCGCAGCTCATCGAGCCTCAGGAAGTTGCCCTTGTCGTTGTAGAAGTCCTGAAGCTTCAACTTGCCCTGGCGCATCAGCTTGCCGCGCTCAGGCCCGAGGATCCGATCCTGCCTCGCTGCTGGCTGACGCTCCAACCACTCCCCGAATGTCGTCTGCTGGGGCGACTGGCCGTCCATCAATGCCATGGCCTCGGCGTCGGTGATGCCAAGCTCTTTTGCGCTCTTAAGCACCGGCCACTTGGATGACCGGCAGCAGAAGTGCAGCCTGCCCGGGCCGGCTAGCCATGGGATCTTGTGACCGATGGGCTTGTAGGTACCCAGCGTGTAAGGCAGCCGGTCACGGATGCGGCACATGACCGTGGTCCTGCTATCCAGGATGCTGATCCACTCGACATGGCTTATGAGGACGCTGTTTGCCTCGAATACCTTGTCACTTGCCACTTCCGCTGCGCTCGATACCGCTGAACGCACCACCGATTCGAGATCGCGGCGCGACTTCTGCAAGACGCCGTCGGCATACCGCTCTGCCCTTGTTCCCATGATTGACCGGACGATTTCAGCAGCGTGCTTGCCATCCACAACGCCTGCTCGCACAGCATCGCGGATAGAGGCCGCCCGCCCCGACTCAATGCCGGCCAGCCATTCGCTGATCAACCTGCCCTGAAATGGCAGAGCTCTCGCGGCTGACTGCACCGAACCGAAATCGGCTGATTTGACCGGGAATTGATCCTGCACTAGAGCTGGGAGCACAGCTTGAAGCGCACTGTGAACGAACGACAGCTCGTACCTGATCAGGTCGTCTGTTGATTTGGTTAAGGCCTGCCGGACTCGAGCGAAGACGGCCCGGTTGATTCCCAACACGCCGGCCAAGGCGAGCGCTACGGCTGATTCGGAGAGGTCAGGACCGATGCCGTCGATCTCCTCTATCAGCGCAGCCCGCAATTCCGCATCCTGGCTGTTCAGGATCTTGATGATTTCGACGACCTGGGCATTGCTCAGGTGCGTAAGGTCGACCTCATGCCCGATCAGCTCATCCAGCAGCTTCTCGTTGGCCGTCTTCATCACAGCGTACCGAGAGCCGGGCCCTGGGCCTCAATCTTCGCGAGCTCCTCTTCCCAGTCGTATTCGTCACTGATCACACCGCGCCGCTGCATCTCGGTGAATAGCGTCTCCTTGCTGATCATGCCGGCATTAGCCATGGTGACCAGCGTAGGTAGCGACACCTCTGGCATGTAGTCGACATCGAAGTTGCCGCGCATCTCGACGGTTCCGCCGTCGCCCAGGCCGCGATAATCGGCCATGTACTGGAGCAGTTGCGCCAGGCAGTCGGCGAAGTGGTGCGCCATTCGCGCCAGCGGGGAAAGCTCCTGCGCCGCCTCCTCCTCCGCCTGGGTGGCGGTCTTGGTGGCCGTCTTGTCCGGTGTCAGCAGCTTGGCCCCGGCCATGCGCATCTCGCTGATCAGGTCCTGCAGAGCGGTGCGGCCCGACTCGACGGCCTTGCCGGTGTGCTCGACGTACTTGAGGTCTCCGTCCTTGGGAAGATCGGTCAGTTGGCCGGTGCCAACCTTGAACTCTGGCGGGATCACCTTCCCCTGGTTGTCGTACTGGGTCTGGATTCCGATGCGAACCAGGATCGGCACGCGAATAACATGCAGGATGTTGTCCTGGTCGCTCTGGCTCTGCCAGTGCTTCACGTTCAGGTGTGCAAGCTCAATCAGCGGCGGCTTGGCCGTCATGAAACCGATCCGGCCCGTGTAGAAAGTGACCCATGGGATCGCGGTCAGGCTGTTGGTGCCTTCCTCGTGCAGCTCCCATGTACCGCCAGCTGCGGCCTGCTTGCCACGCACAGCCTTGGCCGACCTGCGGTAGGTTCGCCAGGAGCCCGGTTCCAGCACGCGAATCTGCTCGACGCACTTGGCGCCGAACTTGCCGTCCTCCTCCTCGACCACCTCGATGTAGCGGACCATGGTCAGCACACCGCCCTTGGAGCGCCAGCCCAGCACCTGCTCAGGCCTCACCATCACAACGTAGGGGCGCACACCAGCGGCCTGCTCATCGGCCTGGGTCTTCAGCTCTCCCGCTGGCGGGTGATCGACGAAGGCATGGCACAGGCCATAGCTCAACCCCTCGGTGAAGAATCCGACCGCCCAGGAGTTGAGGTCGTTGCCGGCGTGGTCAATGTCCTTTGTCATCTCGACAATGGCCTCTGGCACATCGTCGCCCACCTGCAGCGGCTCTGCGAACACGCGGGAGGTCATGTTGCCCACGGTCTCGGAGTACGCCGGCAGCAGGGTCGAAAGGCGCAGGCGCTCTTTGTAGGCCTCGTCGTCTTCGGCTGGGTACTGTGGCAGCAGGGTCTTGCCCGCTGCGCGCATTGCCATTGTCCCGCCCATGAGCGGCGAGATCACGGCCCAGTAGGCGCGCATCGCGTCGACAGCGGGCAGCGTGATGCTCGGGTTATCGCTCATGGTCACATTCTCAGGGATTGGGTCGTGAAGACCGGTCGTTCAATTGGGTAGTCGTGGTGGATGAAGTAGCCACCCGCGTCGTTCGCGTGGTCCACGCCAGATTTCTTGTCGGGCTCACCGTTGGCAGCCCATACCTGCTGCTCCAGGCCGTCTGCGTAGGTCGGGCAGCGCAGCGGGTTGATCAGGTAGCGCCGCTCGCCATTCGCGTTGCAGAACATCGCGTTCATGGCGTTGATCCGGTCTTTTACCGGGGGGTTGGCGTCGGGCGCGATCACGGCAAAGCCTGCCTGACGCAGGATGGCGATGTCCGTCTCGCTGGCGTTCACCGACTTGCGCGACCCGCCCGAGGCGTCGGGATAGATCCGGATCTCGCAGGTCTTCTCGTAGTCCCGGCCGTTGTGCCGCCAGTAGCGCTCCTTGATGCGCCGGATCATGTCCGGGGTATCAAAGCCGTCGATCAGCTCATCCACGGCCCTGGGCTTTCCGTCAGGCCTTTTGACATGGACGATCGCCGCCATCTTGCCGACGTTGAAGTCCATGCCGATGAACAAGGGCTCTCCAGGTTCTACGGCGTCGAAACAGGAATTCAGCTTCCGGTCGTAGGCGTGGTAGATCGACCCGGAGTTCAGGTTGACGAATTGGCCGTTTAGGTAGGCCAGGATCAGCTGGGCCGGGTACGACTCCATCAGCGACGGGATGTAGTCAGGCGGCAGGTTCAGCTCGTTGTCGAACGTGCTGGCCTGGACCAAGCCGTACATGCCCTGCAGGGCAGGTTTCTCGCGCAGCTGCTTCACGAACTGCTGGTAGACGAACTTGAACCCCTCAGGGGTCGTCGTCACATCCACGCCGTTCTTCAGCCCAGGCACGTTGTAGCGCATCCGGGCAATGATCTTGCGCCAGGCGTGCTCGGCCTTCAGCGCGGGCAGAACGTCGAGCTCGTCGACCAGGGCGTGCCCGATCTTGAAGCCCACGATGGTCTGCGGCTTCTCCATCGAGCGGCAGATAGTCGTGCTGCGGTACTGGCCGCCGCTGTAGAACTCAACCTCCTTGTCGCTCTCCTTCGTCTTGACCTTCAGGCCCCAGTCGAAGGCGACCTCCTCGATGGTCGGGAAGAAGATGTCGCGGATCTGCGGGTACGTCGGAGCAAAGTAGCCGGAGTCGATCCGGGGCCACTCCCATACGTGCTTGCACAGCGCTGCGCAGCCTACCCAGGTCTTGCCCGAGCCGAACCCGGCCACGAAGCCGCGGAACTTGTTCTCCATGCGGAGGAAGCTAGCCTGCGGAACGTTCAACGACGGCATCAGGCTTCCTCGCATCCACCACATCGACCTGCACCCGAGTGGGCGGCACGTTGTCGTGGGGATTCTCGTTCTTGGTCTGGCGGTTCACGTAGACATCGCCGACCTCTTTGGCCGCCTGCTCCAGAAGCTGTGCAGTCAGGGCCATGTTCTTCATGTTCTCGGCCTTCTCGGCCATCCGCCCCAGCACGCGAAGCCGGAACGCCCGGTTGGCAATGGGAATCTCGGCCGTCTCCTCGCGGAAACGCTTGCGGGTATCTTCGAACAGGGTCACCCAGCGCTTGGCCAGGCCCTTGCTACACGCCTTGGTTGGGTCGTGACTTTCGACCTGCTGGCGGGTCACGACCTGCCCGAATTCATTCTTGACGGCCTCCACCACCTGGGTGGGTGTGTCGAAGCACGCCAGGGCCTGCACGATGAAGCCCTTCACCTCATTTGTCAGGGCTGCCATATGGTGTCATCCGTCTAGGGCCTGTCTGGAATCAGGCCGACCTCAGTAGACAGGTTCCGCAGGCCCTCGAAATGTTGATCTTGGCCACCTCAGGCGGCCGGCTTGCAGCGTCAGATGTGAGACCAGGACTTCCTGTTCACGACATCGAGCGCAGTTCGCTTATGCACCCCGTATCGATCAGCTAGGCACTCAATGCTGGCTGATCCAGAGGCGTGCAGACTGCGCATCTCCAGAACTTCGACTTCACGCAGTTTTGCCTGGCCGTTCAACTCACCCTTGGCGCTCTGCAGCCCGGCGGCGTATGCATGCTGCTGGTTCGCAGATGAGGTGATCCATTCCAGGTTGGTAACGCACGCATTGCCCTTGTTGCCGTCGATGTGATTGACCTCGGCCCCAGGAAATGGCGGTTCGCCAAGAAAAGCAATTGCGACAAGCCGATGAACCAGCTCTGTGCGCTTACCTCCTGGGAAGCAGAGGTCAACGCTCAGGTAAGGTCTGGACTTGCTTCTGCCCGGGGTCTTGAGGATTGACCCGGCCTTGGCGCAAGTCCTTGAGGTCAGCCTTTTCACCCGGCCGTGGTTGCTGATGGCGTAGTCGGGGTAATCAGTGATAGTTTTCCATTGCTCAAGCATTACGCAGACCTCAACAGGCATGTGCCACACGCATTGGCGATTGACGCTCGGCTGACTGATGGCGGGGACTTGGCAGCCTCAACCATGCGAGCCAGGTCGCCCTCTGGATGTCCTACGCCATAGCGCTGGACAATCGCTACGAACTCGCTGACGTCGTGTCCACGGAGCGTCAGGCTGGGCAGCCCGTCCTGGGTGAACTTGGGCGCGCCGTACTGATCGAGCTTCTGGGCAATGTGGTACAGCTCATGTTCGATGAGGGCGCAGAACTCGGTGTCGGAGCACTGAGAGCAGTAATCGGCAGCCAGGGTGATGACGAAGCCCGGCACCTCGCCGAACCAGTCGATCATTTGCTGCTCTTGCCGAGCCTTCTGCCATCCGCCAGCGCGAAACATCACCGCCTCGGCCTGCCCTACCACGGTTCGCCCTTGCTTCTCGAAGCAGGCTGAGGCCCACAGGAAGCGCAGCGGCGCATCGATCAGGTGTGCATGGTCAGGGTTGTGCAGCACGCCACCCTCGTTAAGGATCGCTGCCTGCACCCACTCTCCAACCTCAGGCGCTGGCTTAAGCCTGATACCGATCATCGACAGATCGGTCAGCTCAAGGAGATCAGCAGGAGGTACTGGCCTTTCCATGCTGGTCAATCCTCATAGTCCGAACCTTGCCGCCGGTGTATATATCCCGCTTCATCGCGGCACGAACCGCCTCTTCGGCACTTGCGCCCATGTCCATTGCTGCCAGGGCATAGGCCGAGCCGCTGCCGATCGCGTCAGGGTTGGCCGGATCGAGGTCCTGCCGCCATACGCCGGTCTTGTCGTCATGGCCGACCATCTGCAGCCTGCCGCCATCCACCACGTATCCCGAGCACTCGACGGGTACCGGCGATGGCGTGCCGAAGTAGGCCGCAATCAGGGCCTTCTCGTCGCAAACGGCACCGGACAGGAAGAAGCTGACGCCATCCACGACGGTGAGCTTTTGGCAGTCATCGGAAACGATCGAGCCGCTTCGGGTCTGGCGTGAGTCATAGGCGATCACGCCATCCTTGTAGGCGATGGTGGTCATGCGGCCTCCACAGTAACGGTACCGAGAAGCCGGCGGGTGTAGATCTGTTCTCGCCAGGGTCGCTTGGCCTTTACCGGCCGAGGCGCATAAACGCATACCCCGGCGGCGGTATCACACCAGATCACGTTCTCGACCTGGTTGCCGTTGACGAGCACCCGGCGAGAGCCTCGGCCGTCAGCGTGGCGATGGAAGCTGGATGGCGCAGGCATTTGAAGTCCTCGCGCCACGAAACGGCGCATCTCGAATTTGTGGCGCCCTACCCGGGCTGGAACACATGGCCGCGCCGGGCGACCGCATACAGGACGATCCCCAGCTTGAGGATCACGCCGTACAGGGTGGGCACATGGCCGTTCATGGCCAGGACGAACGCGCCGAATGCGCCGATGGCCACCAGGTAGAACGCGACGGCCAGCAGCGGGTGATCCATTGGCCTGATCCGGCGCAGGTAGTCGCACGCGGCGATCACCACCAGCACGCTCAGGAAGGCATTGCCACCTATCAGGACTGAAATCAGGGTCGAGCTCATCAGGTAGCTCCCTTGGCTCCGAACTGACCCACGAGCGACTTCAGCACCGGGATGATGTTCATTGCCAGAAGGCCTATCAGAAAGGCCACGCCGTATTGGGTTTCTCCGCCGGCCTCGAGCTTGAAGAAGCTGATTGCGAGCGGGGTGCAGAATACTGCCGAGGTGAAGCCGGTGAAGAACGCGGCGACCGCCTGCCCCCGGGTGAGGCCGCGCAAGAAGGTCAGCGAGAGGATTGCTCCCGCGAAGCCGCCAATGATCACGCCGTACTTCACCAGCAGGACGCCGGCAGTCGTGCTTGCTGGTTCGGCCATGAGTGGTTCCTAGAAGAAAAGGCCCGGAGGGGAGGCCCTATTGAGGGACCGGGCAAAGGTGCGGAGCAGCACTTAACGAATATGGAGCGGATACAGGGACTCGAACCCTGAGCCTCCGACTTGGAAGGACGGCGCTCTAACCGATTGAGCTACATCCGCTGATTTGCGTGTCTTCCCACGCCGCCCGCCGAAGACCATTGCAGCGCTGGCACCCCAATGCACCAGTCTCGCCGATCCGGTCACGCGCCACCCTGAAAGCATGTGAGGTCAGGGTGCGCGGGCTGCCGGTGTTTTTCCGTACACCACACTACCGGCTAGCAGTGTCCAGGCTGTCCCGTTAGGGCCTGCCCTGGCTGCAGTTGCGTTTCTTGCGCGCACAAAAAAGCCCAGCTCAATGGCCGGGCTTTTTGGCGGTGTTTGCCAAAGGCAAAACTCTAACAATGGACAAATAGTGCCATCACGCGTGCGGGAACGCAATAGGCCCTCAAGCGGCCTCCTTCATTTCGTAGATTGCGGCTGCAACCGGCGATAGCGCGCGCTTGTCCAGGTCCTCGCAAACCTCGAAGCAGATCTGCACGAATGGCTCCCAGTCCCTGGCCCAAGCACATGAGGGAAGCGTTACGCCGTACACATCGTCGATCCAGCGCTTGAACCACTCCGGGCTTTCGAACGGATCCTGCGCCGATGACTGCCCGCCCTGGTGCATGCGGCGGTACCGGAACATCACGCCCTTGGCCACGTACTCGCAACGTTCGCGCTTGGCAGCGGTCATCCGACCGGACCTAGCCATGGCCATCGAGAAAACGCACTCCTCGGCCACCTCGCGCTCGTCGTCGCCGCTCTGCGGGGAGTACATGAAGTTGCCGAAGGCACGCAGACTTCCGGGAAGCTTGAAGATTGCCGCCTGCACACCTCCGGCCAGGGCCTGGTGCACTGCATGGCTCGCCTTCCGCTGCTTCTCCGTGGTCTGGACCATGGTGCCCAATAGGCCCAGCTGTTCGATGAATGCGCCTTGGCTATCCCACGCCGTGTAGAGGCAGTCGTGCCACGCTTGGCGCGCGCTGTTCAGTTGCATGGGCCGTTCTCCTTCTTGCGGCGGGTTTCGATGCCCTTGGCGCGCACTACGCACCAGGTGGAAGCGATTGTCATGGCCAGCAGCAGCGCACCGGCGGTATCTGCGATCGTCCAGGTCATGCTGCTTCCTCCTGCGCCTGAATACGAACGCGCACGGCGCCGCCCTTGGTCGTTTCCTTGCTAACCCTGATCTGGGTGGCGAACACGTTGTCGTCGATGCCAAGGGCATCAGCCAGGCCGTCACGGCCAGCCTTGAACATCGCCAGCAGGTTGTCGTCGTCGCGCCGGCGGCGGTCTGGCGGTACGAATTCGAGCATGAGCAGCGCATCACCTTCCGGCGCCTGGATACCGGCCTGCTTCGCCAGCAGGTGGCAGGCTGCCCGGTAGGACTTGGCCGCCTTGCTCTTCCTGGTCCAGTGCACCCGGGCATTCGGGCTGCATGCGGCCGGTGGCCACGGTAGTGTCAGTTCCGTCATGCGGCCCCCTTCACGGTCAAAATGCCGGCCCGGATCAGGGCCTCATGAGTCTCAGCGATCGCCCGGGGCATGTCGGACCAGTCCACCTCGCCCTTCCCGCGACCATCCAGAACATCGTGGCAGGCGCTGCAGGCGTATACCGCCACGGTGTCAAAGCCCTTCATGCCCATGCCCTTTTGCCCGCAAGGCAGGTGGGCCAGCACCGTTGTCTCCGGATTGAAGTTGCAGGTGCCAGGGATACGCACGGTGCAGTCCTGGCCGCGGGCGCTCTCGCGCACCTTCTTGCTGACTACGCGCATGGCTCGGCCTCCTTGGCTTTCTGCTGCTCGGGGGCGAAGTCGCCGCGCAGGGGCATCAGGTGCTGCGGATCTACAAGACCAGATCCGATAACCGGCTCAATGAGCCCGGAATTCCTATTGAGCGTAAGCCCTTTGACCCCATCTCCATCCACGAGCCAAGCGTGACTCAGCGAAATAGACTGTCCTCCATCGGGAAGGCTGTAAAATTCGCCAGGCTGAAGGAATCGCTGAAGAGTGCACGTCTTGCCGATGTTTTCCGTCAGGCGGTGCGCACCCACGATCAGCGCCAGGTCGCCCGGCTTGAAGTGATGGTTCATATCTCGTCACCCCACTTGTAGAACACGCCCCCCATGGCCAGCGCAGTCCCGAAGATCATCCAGAAGGCTGGCGTGTTCATGAAAATACCCACCACCGCCAGCTGTGCTGCGAGTGCGCCTCCAAGGAGCGCAGTTACTGATCCATAACCAAGCTTCATGCCGCCTCCCACTGCTCAGGCATTTGCCCCTTCGGCTCGCTCCAGCGAACACCGCGTTCGGAGCCAAACACGTACATGCACTCGATCACATCGCCCAGTTCAGCCACAGTCATCCGTCGGGTGCTGACGCCAAGCATCACGACGCCGCCGTTGATGCCGGAGGCCATACGCACCTCCTGGCGGGCAGCGGCAGTCATCAGGGCCTTCCAGTCCTCGCTGTCGAGCTTCTGCATGACGCCGTTAACCGGCCATTCGACCTGGTGCGAGATGTCGGCCAACATTGCCCAGAGCTTGGCGTTCTGCTCCAGGGTTCGGCGGGACTTGACCGGGCGGACGATGATCTCGACGGCGCCGGCCATAGAAAGCTCAGTGGCAAAGAGGTAGGCCAATCGGCACACATCACGCACACGAGCCGGTCCGGAGGACCAGAAGTGGCGAGGCTTGGTCACGGCCTCGGAGAGCTTGGCCTGGCTGTTGACGCTGATCTTCTCGGTCATGGCATCACCTCAAAGTCAGCCAGGATCCGTGCATAGGTCTTCCAGTGGCTGCGCGCCGTCCAGTCGCATCCGGCAGGCTCAAGGTAAGCTGCGGGCTTTTGGCCAATTTCCTCGCCACTTGGATATCGGACACGGTAAATCCCGCCATCGCGCTTGCGTCGCAGCTTCTTGCCCTTCAAGTGAGCCAACTCGTCAGGGCATTGCTGCATCCCGCTGAATTTCTCGAATGAAGACATCAGGCTCACACCCCCTCCCCGGCCGACTGCCCGGCGCGCTTGATGTTCAACTTGGCCAGCAGGTGTGCACGGCAGGCTGCGGCGCTCGATGGGATCTGCTGCAGGTCCAGAAGGCGGGCCTGGCGTTGGCTTGCATACTCGTCGGCAAGCTCGATCAGGCTCTTCTGGCTGTCGTGGCCGATGCCGGTGGCGATCTTGCCGTCCAGAGGCTGTCCTTCCTTCGCCCGGCGCAGCACGATCTCGTAGGCCCGGTCGAAGCGCGCCTGCAGGCCCTTGTCGTTCTGCTGTGCGGCGCGCAGGTCGAACAACCCGGTGGCCACGGCGGCGATCTTCACCCCCTCGTGGCTGTAAACGCCCAGCAGTGCCTCGACCCAGGCAGCGGCCGGCGCCGGCATGCCGAAGTCCTCAGGCGTCGGCTGGCACATGGCTATGAACTCGCCCACGCTCGGCGCAAAGGGCTTCTTGAGCTTGCGGCACTTCTCGATGCCGAACTCGATCTGCTCCAAGGTGCGGATGCCCTCGGAGGCGAACTCCTTGATCCACTCCTCCTTGGCAGCGGCCAGGGCCTCGGTGGATGGCCAGGCTTGGCGCCAGGCCGGGAAGATGCCGCGCAGGCGGCGGAACAGGTCGTTGACCACCTCGGCGGTTTCCAGCGATACGACCACGGGGCCGCCGTGCAACTCGGGCGGACGGTTGGCCATAGCGGCCATCAGTTGGTTTGCTGATTTCATGTGCGCACCATCAGGTTCCGAGCCCACTCGGTGTCGTCGAAGTCGGGCTCATTGTTTTGGCGACGGGTTGCGGGCTGGCTGGCACCTGCTGGCTGGGGCAGTTCGTCTTCCCAGCGCTTGCCGTTCAGCCAGGTGGATGCGTGCGGGATGAACTGGCCGCCGTCCTTGGTCCAGTCGGTTGACACAGTCCAGGCCGCTAGGGAGGCGGCCATGTGGTCGAACAGGTCAGCGCTGACCTTGATCTTCGCCCATGCCTTCTTGGCTTCGGCCTTGCTTACCTTGCGCGGGTAGATCTTCCAGAAGCGTTCGAAGTCCACCAGCTCGCTTTCGCGAGAGTCAGTCCTTACTCCCTTCAGTCCTTGCTTACCTTCAATACTTACTAGTGTCGGATTTGCCGGATACGGCTGAGCCGGAAGCGGTTCAACCGGATACGGCAAAGCCGGAAGCGGTGTTTCCGACACGACGTAGTGGGTTTCGCCCAGCAAACCGGACTCGCCACGGTCCTGGCGGCGCTGGACGTAGCCGGCGGTGATCAGCTCTTGCAGCAGGCCGTACACACCGTCACGACCAGTAGGCTTCGACGACTTGGCAGTCTCGTTGCGCAGGTGGGTGACGGACACAGCCCAGTGGTCTGGCTTGCCCAGCAGGAAGACCAGCAGGCCGCGGGCAGCCCAGCTCAGGCGCCCGTCCTCGCTGATCGACTTGTTGAGCATGTAGAAATTGGCCTCGGGACGAGGCGCACGGATGATGCTCATGGCTCCTCCCGATCGATCATGGCGCGTAGATCACGGTCGAGATCAGTGACCTTCGCCCAGTCGTGGCCGATGTTCATGTACACCGCGACAGCGTCATTGCTGGGCTCGTCGCACTTCTTGCGCAGCCAGGTGTAGAGGACGTGCGTCTCGGTGAGCGCTTTCTTGTCGGCCTGCAGCTGTTCGGAGTAGCGACGAAAACGCTCGTTCTCGGCCTTGAGCTGGTCGATTTCGCCCAGAAGGGAACGTGCGTCTCGCTCACTGAAAGCCGGATCAAGCGATTCCCCGCCCTTTCTCATGCGGTCAATCAGCTCCAGCCTTTCCTGTATCCTTGCGATGCTCATGCTGCCTCCAGAGGCAGGCGCTGCCCACGAATGCGCACAAGCTCATCAAGATTCCAGTACGCGGCCTCTATCGACGCGCCCAGTGCGTTGTAGCCGCACCATTCGCAGTGCCACAGGCCGCCACGAGGGCGAATTCTCGGTTTCATGCTGCACCCCGCACGGCCTTGTCGTGAGTGTGCAGGCCGTCCCAGTTCTTCTTCATGGGCAGCTCGCCGGCCAGGTACAGCTCGTACAGGCGCACGGCGCCCTTGCGGAGAAGGATCGGCGTGTAGCTGATGAACGCCTCTTTCCCGTGCGGCGTGATTTCCTGCTGGTGCTCGGTCATGTACTTGTCGCGGGCGTAGGCGCCGACGCGGTAGCGGGTGCCGGACTTGCTCTCGTTGTAGAGCCAGTTGCGGCGCTCGAGGAAGTGACCAACCTGCATCACGTTGACCCCATTGAGGCCCTTGCAGAACTGAACGTGGCTCATGCCTTCCTTGAACAGGTTTTCCAGGTGGTCGATCTTCTTGGCTTGGGCCTCGACCTGGACGGTGAGCAGGACGCGGGCTTTCTCCGACTCCAGGGCCATCTGGAGGATCTCCAGCTTGCTCAGGTCGGCGGGGGCAGCCGGCATGGTCTGGGCTTCGAGTTCTCGCCAGCGCTTGATGACGGCCATGCGCATTGCGGCGCTGTAGCCTGTGAGTAGGCAGTCGGTGTGCTCTCGGTCGAGCAGATACTCGGTCTGCTGGCGGTTCATGCCATCCAAGTAGATGTGAGCAAAACTGCTCACATCTTCCTTGAGGCCTTTGGCCATGGCCTGAATGTCGCGCTTCACGTCTGGGTGGCGCTTGCCAGTAAGCTCGGCGATTTCACGCGACGACATGGTACGCGCCACGAAATCTTGGTTCGCATTTTGTGGCGCGGGCCGGATGAGGGCCTGTACACTTTGGGTCTGCATATGCATAATTCCCTTCAGAGTTTTGTGTTGCAGAGAGCCGGGCCGCTATCCCGGCTTTTTTGTGCCCGAAATTCGGGCTTATCAGGGCCTGATCAGGCCTTGCGCTGGAACGGAAGGACCGTTCCCCTCGCGTTTCGAGGTTTCGTTCGGCTGGCCAGCTCTCGATCAATCAGCTCGGCTGCTAGCGCTTCAGGGGTGATCCCCCGCTTTCGCGCCTCTCGCTCAAGTAATTCCATCGAGCCCGGGTCCAGACCGAATTGTTCGGTCGGCATAGGGCCTCCTCGCGGCCTTCAGGCTGCGGTTTGATCGCCGGTATTCTCCGAAGCCAGGGCAGCCAGCTGCGCTTCCAGCATTTCGCGGCAGAGCACGGCACGCTGGGTGCGGTGATACACAGCCATCGCCTGGATCAGGTTGAATGTGTCCTCGTCGACCCGGACCTTGATCTCGCGGTCATGCAGGTGCTTGGGATTGGCGTACATACGGGCTACTGCTCCTTGCGTGGTGGTGATTTTTAGGCGGCAGTCTTCTGAGACGGGAACGGTCGTTGCTCAACCGCCTCGAATCCGCCATCGGGAAGCTGGAACACGCTGATATCGCGCTTGGCAATCAGCGCCTTGTGAATTGCAGGGGCCGTCACACGAAGAAGCCTGGCGGCTTCGGACTGCCCTTTTTCAGCAACGAATTTGTCGAGGGGGGTCGCATTCATGGTCTGGCCTCGGTTGTTCATGACTCGGATATTAACCATCGGTTGATTATTTGTCCATACCGATGGTTTCTGCCATTTCCTTAACCGTTGGTATATGTTCGCGCCATGACGAAGAAACGAATCCTCCCCCCTGACCGCTTGGCGGAATGCGAAGCGGCGCACGCACTATTCCTGGCTCGGAAGAACGAACTGAAGCTGAGCCAGAAGAAGATCGCCGACGAGGCGGGTATGACGCCGGCTGCCGTGAATCTCTACTTCAAGGGCATCAACCCGCTGAACGCCAAGTTCGCGGCGGTACTCGCGCGTCTGCTGGGCGTTCCGGTGGAGAAATTCAGCCCCCGGCTTGCCGATGAGATTCGCGGTATGCGCATGGCGCCGTCTGCCGATTCCGACCACAAGGCCGGAGCTGCGGAAAAGGTCATGGCTATGCTGCGCCAGCATGCGGGGAAGAAGCTGGACGATGAGGCCCAGCAGAAAATCGCGGCGGCCGTGGCAGATTCCCTGGTGGATGAACGCCCGAGCAATGTCGTCTCTGCGGACTTCTCAGGGCTCAAGGTCAAGAAGGACGAGATCTTCATCCCGCAGTACGACATCCGCGCTTCAATGGGTCACGGCCAGGTGCCGCCCGACTACACCGAAGTCATGCGTAACGTGATCGTGAAGGAGTCGGTCCTGCACGAGAAGGGTGTCACTTATAGCTCTCAGTCTGCGCTAGCCATGATCTTCGGGTGGGGTCAGAGCATGGAGGGCACGATTAACGACAAAGATCCGCTGATCGTTGACCGTGGCGTGAACGAGTTTGTCGGCGACGGGATCTACGTCCTGACCTGGCACGGCCATCTCTACATCAAGCGCCTGCAGTTCTTCGACGAGGATCACTTCTGGTTGATCTCCGACAACGAGAAGCACAAAGACCAGCAGGCCAGGATAGAAGACGTAACCATCCACGCTAAGGTTCTGCTGATCTGGAACGCGAAGAAAGCGTGAACTGAAACACAACCTTGCGCCAGTTGGAGTCGCTTCGAGGGAATGAGAAATGGATGTCTCACTTCAGAAACGTGCTACGGAATTTGAGGAGTCGAAGCTCCCCAAAAACCTCACCAAACTTGTCTACCAATCCGGTCGCCAGCGCAGTGATTTCACTGATTACAGAGAGTGGAAGCTGTACTCCCTCTTGTATGAGGCTCTTCTAACTCTTCGTGGTCATGACGAATTCGCAGTTTTAGCAGTACGCTTGTTCGCCTATTTGGACCGCCATCCACCTACGCTTAAGCCTATCGACAAGCCAATCAGAAAAACTCTGACGCGCAAAGAAAAAAGAAGACTCCGAGCTGAACGAGTCGACGGGAAGACCCGAAACCTTTCGCCCCAGCTCAAAAAGGCCAAGCCCTCGCATCATGAAAAGATAAAGGCATGGAAGGCGTCTCCGACTATAGGCTTAGGCTTGGAGACTAAGCTATTACCGCCGCCTAAAGCTCGGCGAGAAGACGTAATAATCGATAAGCACACCAAGCCCTCGAAAGACCCAGACCGATCTCACATTCTGTATGCTGCAGGCTGGTCGCTGAGCCCAGAGAGGTCGCAGGACTAATCCGTGCCACGGGGAATGCAGGCCCGCCTGAAGGCGGACCCTAAGAATTTTCAGAATGGAGCTTCTTCCTCCAGAGCTTCGAGCTCTTCGATCGGCGCCTCCCGATCGTAATCGGTCTCCATCTCCCACTCGATCCTCACCCCGCCCTCTTCCGTCTCTGAGATATCAAGGCCGTCCGTTTCGCCCAGAACGCGCATGATCTCGCCCCACTCCTCATCCCTGTCAGTGTCCATTCGATGAATGACCACCCAGCGCTGCTCCCGCGCCTTTGGGTGGTTGATCATATTGGAAACCCTCAAACCAAGCCGCTCTAGCGCGGTCATTCCTTGGCTCTGCTGCTGTGGCGCCGTCTTCTTCTGCTTGGCCATGACACCTCCTAGTTAACTGTACATCCATCCAGTATTCCGGATCATAGCGCACGCCACTCGAAAATAAATTAACCATCGGTATTGACGACAAATCTATACCGATGGTTAACTACATCCATCGAGGCGCTACACAGCCCCTCGGGAGGCCCTCAAGCCTCACCGCTCTTTCACATTGATGGGAACCTCGCGGATCGATCCCGGCAACGGCACAGCGCGAGCAATAAATTCGATCCCCATGCCAGCTCTGGAACTGGCCAGCTCAAAGCCATGCGGCGCGCTCCCTCACTGAAAGCGTCAAGCGGGCCAAGGGTTGAGCTGCAAACGCTCCCTGCCAGGTAGCCCTCAGAACGGGCTGATGCACTGGTACAGCGGGCCACGCCGGGGAACCGGTGGAGGCTGCAGCAAGCAAGACAAAGATTTCACTGATGCAGCTTGGCGACAGTCTGCATTGGGAAATCAACGAACGAGGAATGAGGAATGCAGCTTGAAAATTATTTTGCTTTGGCTTGCGGGCTTGGCCTGCTGCTTGGTCTTGCTTGGTTCGCTCTCTACCTTCTTAGCTGGGCTTGGGTTTGGTCTTGGGCTTGGATGGATGATTCGAAGCCGCCTAAGCACAACCCGCTGATCGAGGCGGTGAACAAGTACCGAGGCCTTGAGCCTGGTCATGGAATCTGCTGCAAGTACGGGTACCAGGGAAAAGATGGCGAGGGGAAGGATGGTGAAGGCGGTTTCTTCTACCCATTCCTTGCTCTGGCACTTGGTCCGCTGGCCTTGCTTGTGGCTTTCAAGCTTTACCCGGTCGTTCTTGCGGTGGCCACGGCACTTGCAGTCGCACACGTCGCCAGATTCGCCCGGCGCCACAAGAAGCTGTTCGACAAGCACATCAAAGACCCCGAAGCACACAAATGACCGGCGATTCACTGAAGCACCTGGGCGACCGGGTGCTCACCAAAGCCACTTGCATCAGGTGGCTTTGGTGACAAGAGGAACGACCATGCGAAAAGGCATCATTTACGGCGTGGGCATCAACGATGAGCGAACCACAAATGGTTGCCCCTTCTACAACCGATGGAAGGGCGTAATCAGAAGGTGTTTCGCTCCTGGCAAGAACGAAGCGACTCGCTACGCAGGCTGCTCGGTTGACCCTGAATGGCTGAGATTTAGCGCGTTCAAGCGCTGGATGCAGGACAAGCCTTGGGAAGGAAATCACCTGGACAAGGACATTCTCAGGCCTCAGGAGAAACGCTATTCGCCTGACACCTGTGTCTTCGTGCCGATCTGGATCAACACACTGCTTAACGACTGCGCTGCGAGCTCAGGCGCATTGCCGACAGGCGTCTACCTGTTCCGCAAGCGCTACATAGCCCGCACGCATGACGGTCATGGCAAGCGTCTTTTCGTCGGCAGCTTTGACTGCCCGCATGAAGCGCACAAGGCCTGGGCCACCGCCAAGGCCGGCGTCATCCGGCAGGCGGTCGACCAGTACCGCACCACTGACCGATTTGATGAGCGTGTCTGCAAAGCCCTGCTGGATAGGGCGGATCAGCTCGCTGCAATCTGAAATCAACCGACCTGGAGGGCAAGACGATGCCGATGTATCGCAAGAAGCCAGTAGTAATCGAGGCCGTACAGTTCGACGGATCGCTCAATTCGGTCGAGTCGATGCAGATCCCGAACTGTTCGCAGCTCCTGGGTAGCAACACGTTGGAAATCGAAACTCTCGAAGGCTTGATGTCCGCGCAGCCGGGCGACTGGATCATCAAAGGTGTCAAGGGCGAGTTCTACCCCTGCAAGCCAGATATTTTCGCCGCCACCTACGATCCAGCCTGATTCCCTGACAGCCGGAAAGACGGCCCGATGCCCTGCTCCCCATCGCAGGCTGCATCGGTGAGCGATCTGTTGAAGTCAGTAGGGCTCTCCCGGGCGCCGGGGATCCCATCAAGGGCCGACCCTTGTCAGGCGGTTCCGCTGATACCGGTGTTCCTGGGTGGTTCGACTCCATCCGCAGATCGCTCACCGATGCATCCCGAGCGCACTGAGCTGATCAGTGGGGTCGCCACGCCATAGGCGGCCTGTTCTCCAACCCTAATCCCGGCGGGTATCAGCAACGGGAAACGCTCGATGTTGCAAGCTTCGAGCGAGGCATCCGCTGCGCTAACAGCGGAACTCAATCACCGGCCTGCAGTGAGCCATCAGCAGGCCCGATGTCCCCTTGGCGGGGTTCATCGGAAAGCGCATGGAATCGTCCGGATCAAATGTCGTTACCGGCCATGCGCTTCCCGATGCATCCCGCATCCCCTTCCCTTCACATACGACCGCATCGACAGGTGCCGGGCTTGGCTTTTCACGCCCAGCTTGGTCCCTGGTGCCCGGCACCTGATCAATGCGGTTGGCTACCGAGGAGCACCAAATGAGCGGAATGAGCATTTCCGGCCAGATCATGATTCAAGAACCTTCGAGCAGCGGGTTCTCGGCCCATGTCTACCCGACGCGCCTTGATGCGGCCATTCAGTTGCTGCGCGTGATGATTCGCCGCGCCCCTGACGAGCAGCAGGCCATTTCTCAAATCGAAAATGCCGTATCCGAGCTGATCAGCGAGGAGCGACATGATTTGGATATGGAAATGGCAACCGAGCGCCGGCGCCGTGGAGAAGAGCCATGAGCGGCTGGCAGGCGATCGACTCAGCGCCGCGTGACGGCACCGAGATCATCCTGCGCAAAGGGGATCGAGTCACTGCCGGCGCTTGGATTGAGTGGAGCAAGTCCGAAGCCTCATTCAACAGTCGCGGCGACTATCTCGGCCAAGACGAATACGACTCTGGCGCGCACTGGGCGTCTTGGGATGGCGGCTTCTATGAAGACGACGAGCCAACCCACTGGCAGCCCCTCCCTTCCCCACCCACCGAGTAACCCACCACCTGGAGGCGACCATGGGCGCACTTCGAGCAGCACAATGGCGGTATGACCATGCTGAGCCGGAAGACGACTCAGCGCATCAGGAAGCGGCGCAGAACTGGATCGAGAGCAAGGCCGAGGAGCTGGTGGGCGGCTGCGACGTGCTGATCCCGCAACGCTTTGGCGGGCCGGTAGGTGTGCGCCAAGACCAGTTCGTGGCCAAGGTAGCCGAGCATTTGCGGGCGCTTCAGGAGACAGAGAAGGACGATATCACCGCCCTCGCCATGCTCCTGCTCCAGGCTCAGGTAGGCGGGCCGGTGAAAAGCTTGGTCGAAGATGTCGTCGGTCAGAGCAACCACTGCCGGGGCAAGCTGTACGAGATCGCAGAATCGATGCTCGACCAGTACGCCGACCAAGGCCTGCAGTACGAGGCAGACGAGGCGCAGCTATGAGCCCTCATGTGCTTATCGACGAGGAGCTCGACGCCATGGCGCACCCCGGCACGGATCTGAGCTGGAGCGTCATGGTGCAGAAGCTCCTCACCGAAATGCTGGCGGACCAGCGCATCACCATCGAAGAGTTCAACCACTACTGCGGGCGCCTCAACAAGATCGTTGATGGGCGCAAGGAGGTCGCGTGATCAAGATTGACTGGCGCATGGCGCCTGAATGGGCAGACGGCCACGGCCTAATTTCCTGGCAAGGCTTTACCGAGGTATGGATCAACGCCGAGCAGTATGCGGTGGTGGGCCGTGAAGGTAGGCCGTACCCGTGGGGAGGCGGCACTGTCGACACGCGCCACAACCACACGCGTGGCCAGGTCGAGTACATCACCCCTCGGCCGGATCGCTGGGATGGTGAAGGCCTGCCGCCAGTTGGAACCCTGGTAGAAGCATCGTTTGCCTGCGAAGACTACGAAAACTGGCACGACGGGGTTTGCGTTGCCGTAGGTGAAGACCCGGAAGGCCGCGAGGACTTCTGTGTGGTTCAGTGCGGCAAGAAGATCGCCATGTACCGAGACGAGGCCAAGCGTGTTCGCCCTCGGCGCACGCCTGAGCAAATCGCAGCCGATGAGCGCCTTCACAAAATCAGGAATGCCCATACGCGCATCGCAAGAACGCTAGACCAGTTCAAGCAGGATATTCACGGCCAATCGGCGGCCAGGACTGTGATCGAAGCCATGATTGACGCCGGATACGAAAAGCAGGAGGCATCATGACCACGCCTGTCTTCCCGTCGATCATCGACGACCAGGTTGCCGAGGTCGCCGAAGCCGTGCCGGATGACCGAATCCTGATGGTGTTCAAAGGTCTGACCATGGAGGACGCCATGAACCAAGCGCGCCTGGCCCACATCGAGAACCCGGCAGCTTGGTCTGGCCGGGCCTACCTCTGCGGCATGTGCACCCTGGCATACGAGGTGCGGGCATGAAGCTTGAGCGCTCGATACTTATCACCCTGGCCGCTCATGAATCTGTTTTGCAGAGGATCAAGTCGTTGACGGCTGACATCGGGCTTCATCTTGGCCGGTGCGAAAATCGCTTCGACTTGATTGGACCGAAGCCTGCCAATCCACACCCCGAACTTGGCGACCTGCCTTGGCCGAACGGCAGCGAAGAGCATTTTCAGATCCTGTATGACGAGAAAAATCGCCGCAAGACCCATATGTGGGAGGCATTTCGGGAGTGGTCGCAAGACGAAGACCGAAGCCTTAATGACAAAGAGGTGATGGATTACCTGCTAAAGCGAGGATGCGTGCACTGCACCAGGGCCTTTTACTTCGTCAGAGAGCGGAAGAAGGCGCGCCGCGACCTTGGCAATTTCAGGCGTTCTCTTCGCGCACTGGGCAAGTCTGCAATCAAATCCCTTGAGCCTAAGCGATGACTCGCTACCAGCGCGCCCGCCGCTTGATCATCTGGCGCGGCTCATTCTCTGCCCTATTCGCCTGTACCGCCTTCATGCTGGCCAGCGCTCTGGCTGGCAGCATCACTTCCTGAATCACGTAGCCGAGCACGGCGGCCCTTCGGGATAACCGTACCCCTTCGGGAGCGTAAGCGGCGAGAGCGCGCAACCATCCACCGCAGCCAGGGCCTGGAGCGTACCTCCGTGCCTGGGTGACCTGGCATTTCCCTATTCCAACTGACGGCGCCGGCCTGGCGCGAGGTTTTCTAATGTCCGCAGAACAGAAACTGATCAAGATCGAAGAGATCAGCGAAGCGAACGCCCCGGCCATCTACGTGGCCGGCGGCCTGCAGCAATTCATCGACCTGGTGAAGGGTGAGGTACTGGGCGAAGTGCCTGACCTGAAAACCCGCAAGGGGCGCGAGCGCATCGCCAGCCTTGCCGCCAAAGTCAGCAAGTCGAAGGCCGCTGTAGAGAAGCCGGGCCGCGACTACCTGCGCCGGCTCAAGGAAATGCCGAAGGTGGTCGAGGCCGAGCTGCGCGAGTTCGTGACCCAAATGGACGCGCTACGGGACGAGACGCGCCGGCCGCTCACCGAATGGGAAGCCGCCGAGGATGCTCGGATCGACCGCCACAACGACGCAATCAACCGTATGAAGGACCTGGCCGCCGAGCTGGGCACCTTGGATGCCGAGCAGCTGCAGGCGCGCCTCAGCGAGCTCTCCGCATTCCAGTTAGGCGAAGCGTGGGAGGAATTCGAGGCTGAGGCAGCTCGGACCAAAGAGGCTTCTCTGAATGCATTGCAGGCCGCCCTGGTCGCCCGCCAGAAGTACGACGCCGAACAGGCCGAACTGGCCCGCCTGCGCCGCGAGGCAGACGAGCGGGCCGAACAAGATCGCATCAGGCTTGCACAAGAGGCCGCCGTCGAGGCTGAGCGCCAGCGTGTGGCCCAGGAGCAGCAGGCAGCCCGCGAAGCCGCAGCCCGCCGCGAACAGGAACTGCTTGACCAGGCAGCCGCACAAGAGCGCGAAGCCGAGAACCAGCGCTTGCAGCTTAAGTTGCAGGCCGAGCAAGCCGAGCGAGCCCGCATCCAGGCCGAAGCCGACCGCGTTGCGGCCGAGCAGCGGATGGAGCAAGAGCGCCAGGCTGCCGCCCGCCGGGAAGAGGAAGCCGCCGAACAGGCCCGCGAAGACGAGCGCTGCCGCGCCGATGCCGCTGCCGCCGAGATCCTCCGGCAGCAAGAAGCCCGCGAGCGCGACCAAGCCCACAAGGCCAAAGTCATGGGCGAGGCCAAAACTGCGCTGATGTCACTGAACATCACCGAGGAGCTGGCCAGGGCCATCGTTCTCAAGATCGCCCGCCGCGAAGTCCCGAACATCACCATCAACTTCTGAGGTCGCCATGAGCCAAGTAGCCAGGGTCGAAACCAATTCCCAGCCACAGGCTGTAGCCGCCGAGTCGGCGACCATCCTGCAGATCATCCAGCAAGTCGCAATGTCCCCCAATGCAGACATCGACAAGATGGAGCGATTGATGGCGATGCACCGCCAGCACCAAGCGCTACAAGCGCAGCAAGCGTTCGATGCCGCGCTAGCCGCCATGCAGGAAGAGCTTCCGGTTATCCGTGAGCGCGGCGCAATCAAGGACAAGTACAAGAACGTCCAATCTACCTACGCCCTATGGGAGGACATCAACGAAGAGTTGAAGCCCATCCTGGCGAAGCACGGCTTTGCACTCACCTTCCGAATTCCACGCACCGACAAAGGCATCGAGGTTGAGGGCGTGCTTAGTCATCGAGACGGCCACAGGGAAACCACATCAATCCTCCTGCCAGCCGATGCTACCGGCAGCAAGAATGCCGTCCAGGCCGTTGCCAGTTCTGTCAGCTACGGGAAGCGCTACACGGCCGGCGCTCTTCTGAACTTCACCACTACCGGCGAAGACGATGACGGCCAAGGAACCGTACCGACACAGGTGCCTAATGAGCCGGTCATCACCCCGCGCCAAGCCGCCCAACTCGATGAGCTGCTGAAAAAATGCAGCCAGGTCCTGGTCGACAACTTCACCGCCAAGTATGGCTGCGCTGCCAACGTCTACAAATCCGAGTTCGACGTTGTGCTCGCTCGCCTCACCAAGTCGGCCAGCCGGCCGCAGGAGTAAACCATGCAGATCATCTCAGATGTCGAACAAGGCACTCAGGCCTGGCTAGACCTGCGCCTGGGCATCATCACCTGCAGTGAACTGGACTGCCTGCTCGTGAACGGCAAAGGTGAAGCCGGCTTCGGAGCCGGCGCATTCACCTACATGAACACGCTGATCGGCGAACGCATCACCGGCGAAGCGGCCGATCCATTCAGCGGCAACCGGCATACAGAGCGCGGCCATGAGCTGGAAGGCGTTGCTCGCAACCTCTACCGCGACAGCGAAGAGGTCGAAACGACCGAGGTCGGAATCATCCTCAACCACGGCATCGGCTACTCGCCAGACGCCTTGGTAGGTGACAAGGGCCTCACCGAGATCAAGACCAAGCTGCCGAAGCTGCAGGTCGACGTGATCCTCGGCGGCGAGATCCCGAAAGAGCACATCGCCCAGTGCCAGGGCGGCCTGTGGGTATCGGAGCGCGAGTGGATCGACTTCATCTGCTACTGGCCGGGCATGCCACTGTTCGTGAAGCGCGCTTACCGGGACGAGGCGATGATCCGCAAGCTGTCCGAGCGCGTGAAGACCTTCTACGAAATCCTCGACGAGCGCATGAATCGCGTGCTCGGAATCGCTGCATGAGGTGACCATGAACCAATCAATCGACCTGGAGGCCGCCAAAGCGGCCTTCTTCGCGTCTGGCGGCCGGATCATTGTGCTGGAGGGGTTCCAGTACGTGCCCTTCCGCCAGCGTCATCACCCTGAGCCGAAGCCGAAGCGGGTCAAGCCAGTCAAGCAGGAGCGCGGCGGCGAGCGTAAAAGCCGCGCCAAGGCACGCACAGCTCAGGTAGAAGAGCTCGCCAAGACAATGACCTGTGGCGAGGTCGCAAAGCTCCTGGGCGAAACAAAGACCGCTCTCTGGGGCGTAGCAGCACGGGGAGGATTCAGGTTCTTCAGCCCGCCGAAAACGGCCAGACCGGAGAAGGTAAAGGCCGAACCAAGCCAGGAGGATCGTGACCTCGCCGACAAGATCATTGCCCTGCGTGATACCGGCATGTCCCGGTGGGGTGTGACTTTGGAGTTGGGCATCGGTAACTGCAGGTTCGCGCGAATTCTTGCCGAGTTCGACATTGACTTCCCGCTCCAGCGGAATCGGGGGTAGGCCATGATCGCCACAATCTCCCAGCCCGTGCCCGCCGTGAAGTACGCGGCGGCCATGGCCAGATCCACTGGTCAGCCTTGGGGCGTATACCGAGGAAACAAGCGTCTACTGGTGGTTATGCCGTCTGGCTCGACGAAGAAAACGCCTATTGAGGTGTGCCACCCATGAAACGAATCCAGAAGCTCACGCAGCAGCGTCGCCGCCAGCTGCACGTACACATCCCGCCCAGCGGAATCATGGAGGTGCCGTATGGCGATGTCACCCAAGGAGCGCGACGAGAAACGCCGCGCCAAAGCCGCACGTTTGCAGGAAGAAGACCTGCGCTTGAAGGTTCGACCAGGGACTAAACAGGCCCTGCTGGAACTGATGGAGTGGGCCGGGATCGAGGAACAGGGCGAGGCGATGACGCTGATGATTCATCACCTTCATGGGCTTGGCCCAGGCGGCGCGTTGCCGCTTCTGGAGCCTCCGAGCCACGAAATCAAGGTGTCGCCGTCTGTGGCGCGGAAGCTGGAGAATTTCCGGGCGCGCGAGGCGCTGCGGATTTCTTTCGATGAGGCTTAGAACTGCTGCTTCAGATGCGCCAGATACTGACGAGCTGCGGTTTTTTCGTCGGTGCCGGGCGGGCCATCTTCGCTCATAAGCGACGCTTCCGCTTTTTCGAAGATTACCGAATGCGGGACGCTGACCGAGCTGGTTTTCAGCAGACCGATTAGCAGATGCTCTAGGGCGTCGAGTTGCGCTTGTTGCTGGCTCATACATCACTCCGTTGATCCGGCCTAATTGCCGGTCACCCGTAATACCCCATCCAAAACCAAATTGCCACCATGCGAGCAGGCCCAACTCAGGGGTTGGCATGACCCGACAGTGGGCTCAGCTAATGGATTCAAGAAACACCCATGCCCCCACAATCGTAAGCACCACCACAGCTACTACCACGAAGACCATGTAGCGAAAGTCGCCCTGGGTCATTACGGCATTCCCCCAAATTCTTAGTGTTTGAGGGGTAGAGCAACTCTCATACCAACACCATGCCGCATCCGGCCACGGAGGGCGGCGCATGCATGGACAGAGCCATGAACATCGAGACATCGACCGTCACCAAGCTGCTGATCACCGGGGCCGAAGGCCTGGACCCAATCAGCGTCTACCTCGAAGACTTCGAGCCTTGCAAGGGCAAGATCACCGTCAGCTGCTACGACAAGACCTGGCACGCCTACTGGGGCGGTATGTGGGATGGCCTGACCATCGGCCAGTTCTTCTGCAAGCTGCACGACGCCTACATCATCGGCTACTTCGACCGGTCCCTAAGTTCTCGCCGGTTCAGCGCTGAGGCCCTGGCCGACAAAGCGCGGAAGGTGATCGTGCAAATGCGGCGTGACCGGGACCTGGACGCAGAAGACGCCCGGAGCCTGCTAGACGAGGCGGAAGATGTGCGCTACACCAGTTCGCTCGATGAGTGCGGCGGCGCCCACCGCGAATTCATGCACCGCGTGTTCGGTGACGACTGGTGGAACCTGCAGGCCGACGCCATGGAGCGAAACCCTGACTGGGACTACCTCTGCCGCATCATCGCAGCGGTTCAGCAGGCCTTGGCGAAACAGTACCCCGTCTCCACCTGACTCCGCGCTGCCCGCCAGCGCCTTCCCCTATTCAACGATAACGCCTCCTCGGCGAGGGCGGCGCCTACACGCATGGAGTTCATTGCTCAAGCGGAGCTTGGCTCAATAAAGCCGGAGGCTTCTTTAAATTTTGCCCAGCGAAAACCTATGAAGTAGCACTGACCTAGCAGCTCACCGTACAAATGGCCTGCTTCTGAGTCCAAAAAAGCCTCACGCGCCTTGAAATCAGAAACCAGACTCAAGATCTTGGCCACCGAACCTGTTATCCCTTGGTACGAGACCACTAGCTCATAACTACCAAGCTCATGCGCCGGAATCTGCTTCAAAGAATTCAATGATGCCTGGAATAGCTCGCCCAATACGGAATCCCATCCATATTTGAACGCAGGGTGGGGCGGCCCCTGCTTAATCATTTCACTCAAGGAGTTACTGTGATCGGCAGCGCTCTGGATTACCGCGTAGCAAGCAGCAAGCCTCTGTTTACCCTCTTCCTTCCTTTCCTCTTCAGCCTTCCTCACCTGCCCATTGCTGATAGCGAACGCCCCCCAGATCGCAGCGATGGAGCCGAAAGCTTGAACCCAGCTCGCGACTTCGGAACTGTTCAGCGAGTAGGTTCGAATGGCCAAACAAGCAACAAATATACCGGCAAGAACTAGAACCACGTTTTGCACTGACAGCCATGGCTTAAACAGGCTCTTCCCATAATCGTTGAGCATATCCCCTCCCATTTTTTTGGCCGAGAATGATACGGCTTGAGGTATCCCCATGCCCACAGAAAACCGATCCAACGACGCCGACGGCTGGATAGCCTGCGACGACGGCCTGCACCTGATCCAGATGGACAAGAACCTCAGCCATTACGGCTGGGTGTTCAGGAAAGTTGATGGAGGCCTGCCCTACTCGGTTCGTGAAGCCACACCCCACGAAATGGCATATGCCCAGGCTCGCCAGCACCTGCGGATTGGAGTCGCGCAGATCTCTGGACCGGCGCCTGCCCCGCAGACCCACCCCGAGCCAATAGCCTGGATGGTTGGTACTGCCATCTGGTGGACCAAAGAAGAGGCAGAGAGGGATGCGGTGGCAACTGGCAAGCCAATTATCCCGTTCGGGCCGATGATCGATACCGGCGAGGTTGACCGTCTGCGCGCTGCCCTGAGTTTCTACGCCGACCGCGAGCATTACCATTTCGAGAGTGGTAACTGGGACACCGTAAGCGGCGAGCCGCTGAACATTCTCTGGTGCGGTGAAGAGCCGGACTTCATCGAGGATGGCTCAGTTGCCCGCGCCGCTCTGGAGCGAAAGCTATGACGCATACCTGCTACCGCCGAGACCCGAAGATCAATGCCGTTACCGACCTGGTCAGCGATGAGCAAATGCAGAACTGCTTCGCCGGGACGAACTTCGGCCATGACGACCACCGGGGGCTGCTGGCTCAAGGTTGCATAAAGGCTCTGGCCGGTTGGCACCAGGGCCACACCATCACCTGCATCCTCGAAGAGCTTCGGCTTATCAGCTGGAACAGGCAGAAGGACAAAATCAAGATCAGCGCCAAGGGCCGGCACTACATCTGGCTCGCCTTCAAGAGCCGTCCCGGCACCTAGAGCACATTTGTACTCCACTCAGCTGTAGCCCTGTCCCCTCTATTTCGAGCAGGCGACTTTATCGAATTTCGGCTGGCTATCGGTGGCGATCCGGCGAGCCCGCCCCACTCCCCAGGCCAGCGCCCTGGTCATTGACTCGCCAGGTCGGGAATCGAAAGCCTCTTCGTGAAGGGCCATGCCACTCGCGGCATATACCCCAATGAACATCTGCGTGTTACCCGTCCGCGACAATCGCACCTGAACATCAATGACCGTTCCATCCTCGAGTTCTTCGTCATGAGTTCGGTGGTGAAGCGTTGGATCAGCCCACTCCCAGAAAACTTCACCGCGAATCCTCATGTCGACCTCCTACGATTTTAGTTGTATGCCACGGGTGAACTCTCACCATAGCCAAAGCGAGGCGAGACGCAATCTCGGTATCGCAGCTTGAGAACTGAATCGGACCATCGGCCGATTTTCTTGTACCGAACCCAACCACTTGTACAACTCACTGCCGCGATATGGCGGCCAAGGAACTGCCGTGCTCATTACCGTGCATGTTGAATGGCCAACTGGCCACGAAGACGTTGAATTTGAAATGGACGACAGCGCCACTCCGGAGGAAATCGCCGAAGCAGCAGAGTCAGCATTCTTTGACGTTTGCAACTTCGGCTACTCGATAAATGGAGAGCAAGCATGACCCGCCTCGCCCTCTGCCTCCTGCTGCTGGCCACCGGCGTCAGCGCGGCACCACAGCCCCAAGAGAACGTCATCGACGTGCAGCACGACAGCCAGCGCGGCGTCACCTGCTACCTGCTCAATGGGGTCGGCATCAGCTGCATCCCCGACAGCCAGCTGCAGGCCGGCAACGAGCGCCAGCTCTCCCCGCACGAAACCCAACCCGAACCTACACCCGCTACGGCGCCTGGGCGCTGGATTGATGAGAGGTATCAGCTGTGAAAATTGGAAGGCTCTTTATCGGACTGAAGTGGTGCTACGGCGCGAAAGACCAAGCTGTGATCTTGAGCTGGGAGCTGAAGTGCGGCTACTGGCGGTGGGCGATCTGGTGGCGTAAGCCAAAGAAAGCGCTGTGCCTTCCGGCCTTCGGGCCATCCATGGCGGCAGGTACCAAGTACTTCGTTGGCCATGGCCACTTTGGCGCCTGGGCGCGGCTTCCGCTGGTCGGCTCGTTATCCATCTCAACCCAACCGCCCTACCCGGCGCAGGTGCAGCCATGACCGACCTGATCGAAGTGAGGGTATCGAACCTGATCGGCGCTCCGCTGGACTGGGCTGTGGCCATGGCCGAGGGCTACAAGCAAGACACCGAAAACCACCTGACGATTATCAGTCCCCGGGGCGTATTCACCAGCGTGAGCATTCGCGGCGCTTCCGAAGGCTTCGGGTTTCGACCATCGACTAACTGGGATCAGGGCGGCCCGCTGATCGACAAGCACAACGGCGGGCTGCACTACGAGGCCCACCTGGCCGACGCTAACTTCCGCTACAGCTCTGGGCCAGGCAGGTCCGGTTTCTGGTGCTACGGCCCAACTGCGCTAATTGCCTTCTGCCGAGGCCTGGTCAAAGCCAAGCTCGGCGATACCGTCCAGGTGCCCAAGGAGCTGATGCAATGACCGAAGTTCACCGTTACAAAGCCGTAAAGATGCTGTCCGAGGCGGGGAACCGAATCAGCTACGACCCTCAAGGCCCTTATGTCGTGATGGCTGAGGCCTACGACCAGCTCAAAGCCGAGAGCGAGGCGCTGCGCAAGGAGGCTGAGCGTAACAAGCGCATGTTGCTGGACGCCTGCGTAAACATCGGCAGCATTGGCGAAGCTCTCGGCCTGGATATGAACGCCGACGCCGACATGATGATCGGCACAGCCCGCGATCTGATCGATGGCCTGAACCGCATCATCAAGGAATGCCCACTTGGGAGCCCTGGCTTTGCCATCGCCACCGAGGTGATGGGAGAGCTTGGGGTGCAGCAGGAGGACGAATCATGATCCTTCCCCTGATGTTCGTGGCCTTTCACTTCTACAGGTGGCCGCGATGACTTGCGTACCGATTGGCTGCGGCTATGTCTGCTTCTCACCAACCCATCGCCTTCGCCTGGCGGACGGCACCTGCGTGTACCTGAACTGGCACAGCTACCTGGGACCTACCTTCTATCGAGATCGCTGTGAGCAGCGCGAGATCGAGGACTGGTACGAAAACCCGCTGATAGTCGACGCCCTCGACTGGTTCTGCAAGCGCGGCCACCGCGCCTAACCCATCCCCCTACTACTCAAGCCCGCCGACATGCGCGGGCATGGAGAGCTATTGCCATGACGAAAGAAGAACTGGCCACCCAACTGAACGGCCTCGAATACCCGACCCGCATCCCCGGCGCGCTGATCGTCGCAGCACAGAGCGCTGGGCTGGTGATCCTCTGCGGAGCCAGCGACGACCTGATGGAATTCTACGGCGCCCGGCGTGAGGAGATCGGCTGCTACGACGGTGGCACCGCATTCGTCGATGCAGATGGCGTCCTCCCTGATCGCGATTGCCTGGATGGTGATGAGGAACTCGCCGAGTACGTGCAGCGACAGAAGTCGGCCAAATCGATCGAGGCCCTGTGGTGTAAGGAGGACGGCTACAGCTGGACCTACAAAACCGAGATCCCGCACGCCACCTTCGAGGTCGTGGAAGACGAAGAGCCATATTGCCGCGGGATCGTTTTCGCCCTGGCTGACCTGGCCTGACCACCAACCTGCCGCCACCGGCGGCGTGGAGACCATCCATGAACCTGATCGACTGCTACGTCACGAAGATCCTCGGCGAGCCGTACCGCAAGTTCGGCCACTGGTGGGTATCCGTGGAATACACGGCCGAGGGCTGGCCTGGAACCAAAGAACTCATGTTCCGCACCGAGGAAGCCGCCCGTTCGGCGCAGATCGGATATCACTTCACAGCCTGAGGAGGCCCACATGGCAAACGCCACCGCTGCAGTGCAGCCAGGCTTGTTGCCGAGAATCATCCGGGCCGGTGATGCGCCCGGATATCTCGGCATGTGCAGAGACGAATTCAAGAACACCGTCCGCCCATTCGTGCGCGAATTTCCGATTGGAAAGCAAGGCATTGGGTTTGATCGACTTGAGCTGGACGCCTGGGTCGACGCGTACATCGAGGCGATGGCCGTTGAAAAGGCCGCCGATCAAGACAACAATCGGCCTCGCAGCGAGCGCCTGGCCGTGACCTCCAAGGAGAATCCATGGCCAAAAAGGCAATCACAGGCCTCCAGAAAATGCCGAGCGGCATCTGGAAAATCGACAAAATCTACAGGGGAGAGCGAATTCAAGAGAGCACTGGCACTTGTGACCGGGAAGAAGCAGAGCAATACCTGATCCATTTACTGGAAAAGATGCGCCTGCGCAAAGTCTATGGCGTGCGCGAGATCAAGACGTTCAGCGCCGCAGCGGCCAAATACTTGGTCGAGCACAAGGATCAGCCCTCATTCAGGATCACTGCGCTGTACCTGAACCAGCTGGACGACTATATCGGCCACCTGCCGCTGACGCATATCGATGATGAGGCCCTGGCCCCGTTCATTCGCGACAGAAAGGCCGATGTAGTGCTACCGGATGGGAAGGTGAAAAAGGGAGTGAGCAACAGGACAGTTAACATCGCAATCGAACGAGCGATCCGTGTTCTATCGCTGGCGTGCAGGAAATGGCGGGACGAGGAGCGCCGGCCGTGGCTGGACAGCGTGCCGCTGCTAACCAAGCTGGAAGAGAAGAAGGCGAGCCGAAAGCCCTACCCCATGTCATGGGAGGAGCAATCGGTTCTCTTCGGGGAATTGCCAGACCATTTGCAGCGGATGGCCCTGTTCAAGGTGAACACGGGCTGCCGCGAGCAGGAGGTCTGCAAACTGAGGTGGGATTGGGAGATCTCTGTGCCAGAGCTTGGCACCAGCGTGTTTCTCATACCGGCCGAGTTCGGCGGCAGGCATGAGAACTCTGGGGTCAAGAACCGGGACGAGCGTCTGGTGGTTCTGAACGACGTGGCCAGGTCGATCATAGAGAAGCAGCGCGGGCTTTCACGGGAATGGGTGTTCCCCTACAACGGCACCGCGATGCACAGGATGAACGATTCGGCCTGGAAGAAAGCGCGGGTGCGCGCGGCAAAGCTCTGGCAGGAGCAGCATCTACGGCCGGCACACCCTGGGTTCGCTTCTATCAGGATTCACGACCTTAAGCATACCTTCGGCAGGCGCCTGAAGGCAGCCGGTGTTTCAGAAGAAGATCGCAAGTCGCTTCTGGGTCACAAGAACGGCAGCGTGACCAGCCACTACTCCGGCGCGGAGATCGGTCAACTGATTGAGGCAGCAAACAAGGTATCGGCCACAGATTCACGCGGACCTGTGCTGACAATACTGAAGAGGAGAATTGGGTGA